GGGTGCACCAATGATTAACGATGATGATTAATGATGATGATTAACGATGATGATTAACGATGATGATTAATGATGATGATTAACGATGATGATTAACGATGATGATTAACGATGATGATTAATGATGATGATTAGTGATGATGATTAACGATGATGATTAGTGATATGTGATATGTGATGTGTGATGTGTGATGTGCTGATGTGCTGATGTGTGATGTGTGATGTGTGATGTGCTGATGTGCTGATGATTAGTGATGTGCTGATGTGTGATGTGCTGATGATTAGTGATGATGATTATTTACCTGGAAAATTTCAGTAAAAAAAACCAGCTAATAAGCTGGCTCTTTTGTTGTTGTGTGTCGTACAGTTGTTAGTTACGTAAAGCCTTTGCTTTTAGTATTGCACTAAACTTGTCGTTTGCTTCAACCTTTACAGACCAAACCATGGCGTTAACTGGTATATTGCGGAAAGATTCACTATTCACAGACGCATAATAACCGCGTTCTGTGTTCACTGATGTATTACCAAAATGATCATGTTTTATCACATAATAAGTTTTCATATCAAACCACCTTCTTAGCTAATAACACAACACACAGAACCAACACAGCAAGGTTAGGTTGCAACGCTAATAACATCAGGAATATTAAAAATTCCATACTAAGCCACCGACAAAAAAGCATTAATACGATTAACAGCAATTTGATAATTGTTTGTCACACCTTCTGCAATAATCAAACCGTCATTGCCTCGGATATTCCACCACCAACCAAGATCAGAATGTTGCTCAAGGCTAGTTGTATAACCTTCTCTTTGTTTGATAATTTCAGCGTTTAAAACTTCAAAAGGTGTTTTATATCCAAGTTCGTCAATAGAGTAGTCGATTTCTTCAATTGTCATTGCATGTCCGTGAATAGTCATAAAACCATATGTAGTATTTGAAGAAGAACAAATAACATCATGGAATATTTGACTGATAGCAGACCACAACTTAATACTTTTCAAAATTTCCGAATAATCACATTTTGACAAAGTTAATCCGTCATAATTTTGAGCGATTTCAAAACTACTAAATTTTGTACTGTCATATGATAAAAGATTAATAGCCATTATTGATTATCCTCGGTTTGTTTCTCAGAAATATTGCTGTAAATATCCATAAAATCAGATACAAAAACACTGTTATAATCCGGTGTTTCTGATAAATCAAAGTCGAACAAATGTATAAAATCACAAGCTTTTTCAAAAGCCTGATCAAAGTCTAAATAAATGACAGCGTTATTAATTTCATCAATCAAAGATTGTGCGCCGTCAACCTGTGACAATTCAGCTTTATATTTAGCAATGAATTTGTCGATATCAATAGACAACGTAATAAAGTGAATAGTCATTATTTATCCTCGGTTTTAAAACATTGTTCACCACCATAAGCAGAATCAATTTTTTTATTGCTATGATCACAATATAGTTCGATATCTTCCCAGTTAACATCGCAAGCAACAACGCGCCAACCGTTGTTTCTGTTGTGTCTTATATCGCCAACTATATCAGCAAAATTTTCGAGTACACTTTCAAAAGATAAAGCAGCACCGTCTAAAGTTATAAAATACAAAGGATAACAGCCAATATTAGTAAAAGAACCAGCGCGCAATGTTGCCTTTAAATCAGCAACGGTTTTTATTTCGTTGTGCGTGATTCTATAATTTTCGCGCAATGGTGGTTTTGTTGACCAATCAGCGGCTGATGTATTAAACAAGTTGCCGTCACAAGATACAAAAAGTTCAATTTTCATTTTTGCAGTCCTTCAATAAACAAATCAATAAACCGTTGCGCTTGGTCTTTATCAGTGGCAAGGCTGCATGCAATTTCATTACCATTCTGAAAAACTGACCACTGAATTTTAAATTCAGAATAATGGTCTGGATTTTGTTCGATTGAATAAGTGCAAGCCATTGTTGATTCTATTAAATCAATCAATTCAGCACAATCAACGTAATAACCTTGTGCCGCAAAATAACCACGAGCAAACAATTTAAAACCTTTGTCTAGTTTTACACTGATATACTTTTGATAAGTATCAACGCAATCTTTAATTGTTTTCATTTCGAATACCTCAGTTATTTATAAACAGCAATTGGTTTAATGTTTTTCTGACTTAGTAAATTTTCAAAGTCACTGACCATACGATCATCAAAACTCATATATACTGATTTTTTAACCGTTACGCCGTTTTCAGATGATACCGTTTTATAACCATCATCCGGTTTAATATCTAAATTCCAACCTTCGACAATACAGATAAAAGGATTATAAGTTTGCTGTATGCCGTATGGCTTGCGCCCACCTTTTTTCTTGAATGTCACAAAAGGTGCCGCGTTATATTGAGCATAAGGACGCACACCGTGATCAATCAAAGTAACTTCAGCGCTTGCAATATTGCCGAAAAATTCAGTCTTCCAAAAGATTGTAACTTTCATAATACCACCTCAAAATAATTTGAATGACTTTGAGCCAGCATATCAAGTAAACCAAGCAATTGAACTTCTAAACCACCTGTTGCCCAATGTGGCGCATTTTTAACACAATCCCAACCGTTTAAATTTTGATCTGTTAAACCTTCTAATGAAATCAGATCAACATTATCTGACCAACCCGTTCCAACAATTCGACCGTTTAACCGTTCAACTGGTTTATAGTTACCAGAAAAGCGCAATTTAAAAAAATCAGATTGAAAACTTATAGCAACACCTTCTTTATTTATAAAAAATCCGTATGTTTTACTTTCAGACAAATAAACATGCTCAAACCCTAATGATTTAAGTTTATATGCTGCAATTTCAACCAATTGTTTACGGTGTGAATTATCAGCAACAACAACAAATTTACCAGCTTTATCCCAATCTTTTCCATCCCACAAATGAGCTGATTTTTTGCCGTCTAAACATTCCATGCGTTCGGCACCATTGGACAAAACCGTTTTATATAACCCGTTTATTTCATGTTTAAAAGTGTACACTTTGAACGCTTCGAACCCGTTGCCGTTTGTTGTTGGGAAAGCTTTTAAAGTTTTCATTTCGTTATTCCTTTTCACTAATTATGACAAGTGCTACGGCACCAACGGCACCAACTAACCACACTAAAAAAGACACTGTATTAAAAATTGCTGCTGAACTTAAAGCAGCTGTTGCTAATAGTAAAATGCTATCCAATTTCATCGTTGCCACCTTATCCAAAAAATGCGCGTTTAAATTGAACACAAAACAAAGCTGTTCCAACGATTGCCACTACTAACAAAAATTCGATTAAGACCATCTTTTAACTCCATCTACTGTTCCAACGGTATGACGTCATTATAGCTACTGTTCCAACCGTTGCAACAGTTATTTACTGATTTTCCACTATATAAGCAATTATTTTCAATCTGCAATCACATGGTTTTATTCCTTTATAAATCAATGACTTACAATCAATAAATCATCAATTGATATAAGTCGTTGATTTATAACGATTTACCGATTATCGAAAAAATCATAATCCCCTGGTTCACCAGGCCAGGACTGCTTTCGTCACCGGGTGCGTATAGGAATTAACCAGGGTTCAAATCACAAAGTGCTGCTTTAATGGAACAATCACCATTGCCCATGAATTTCTGTGGGTGAGACACTTTGAGACACTTCTTAAAAACGAAAGTGTCACACCGTCACCGTTGTAAGTCGTTGATTTGAAATAGAAATAAATGATGGTGTGACAGAATTTTTAAAAGTGTCACAGCAAGTGTCACACCCTATGTTATTGATTTATATAATAAAAATGACCTTCTGAGACACTTTGAGCCAAAACCAGCAGGTAGCCATACTACTTTTTTATTCATTGGTAATCATTAATCATGGTTAATCATCATTATCGTTGTGACAATTTCTTATATATTACTATTTAAGGTATATCTTTCTTTAAAAAGTAAATAAGTGTCTCAAAAAGGCAAAAAAGCTATATAAATCAATAAGTTAAGGTGTGACAAATCGTGTGACACTTTTATATTGAAAGTGTCTCAGCTGGTTAATTCATTAGTAAAATCAGTAACTTACCAACTGGTCTGATGTGACACTTTGTTTTTGAAAGTGTCTCATTTTACCGATTATGATAACAACTATAAATAACCGTGATGATAATCACCATCACCATCACCATTTATGATGTGACAACTGTTTAAACTGTGTGTACTGTTACAACTGTTGCAAGGTGCTGAACCAGCAAAGCCCGACCCGATGACGATAACCGACCGTGGCACCAGGTATAACCAGCATCAGTTAAGCTGACCGGTCACAGTAATCAGTATCACAGGTATCAGTGGTATCCGTTGTATCAGGTGTTCACTGTTTAAACGGTATCGACTGTACCGCCGTTATCTGGTATATACTGGCAACATAGATTTTCGCCTTACCACATAGATTTTCGATGGTGGGGGTACACAAATGAGATAGGGGGTATTATGAGCAAGGCACCGGGGGTATTAGTTCCACCAGTTGAATGTGTGATTGCAGATAATCAATACGTTTATAACCCACGTATTGTAATAAGCAGTATCTGTATGTTCGGTTATGTTGGTAGCGACTGCATCAGTTTTGCTTTGTTAGGTGGTCATTGTGCGTCATGGTTTTTTGACACCCAAGTTGAATGCTGCAGAGCCATGCAGAGTATTTATGATCAGCTGGGGGTGATTGAATGAAACCTAAAGCACGATATGACCCAGTGTTTAAAGTTTGGATTCTTTGGGATGGTGTCAGCTTTAAAAACGGTTCTTATATTAGTTCTGATTTAACTGACGCCTTTTTACGGTGGCTCAACAATCAAAAACCGAATAGTTTTTCAGTGTTGACAATGCCCAGATTTAAAATAGTAAATGGAAACTACCATGAAACTAAATAACAAATGCTGTGACGCACTCGGCCAGCGCTCAGAAATTCAATCTGAATTAGACCGGCTTTATAATTATGAAGCTTTTGCAAGAATCGTTCACGAGTACATCCACGGTAATGATTTACTGCAACCTGACCTGGCCACCCTTTTAACCGCAGTGCGGGGGCTAGTAGCACCTGAATGGATTAGCGCCGACTTGGTTACACCAACTGAACCAGGGTGGTACTGGGTGCGAATGGGTTACGATACAATGACACCTGTGATGGCTGAATACTGTATCTTCCCGACATGCCAGCCATGTTGGTTACAACCTGGTGACTTTTACGGTAGCAGCTTTGCTGGCACACATTACATTAAAATCAAAAAACCGGTGGTCAAATGAATGTACTCAGTTTGTTTGATGGTATTAGTTGTGGTCGGTTCTGTCTGGACAGACTGCGTGAACCCGTTGTGTATTACGCCAGCGAAATAAACGAACCGGCACAGTTTGTCAGTAATAAGAATTATCCAGATATTATCAGACTGGGTGATGTGACCAACTGGCGGCAATGGCCACTAGACTGGTCCAGTATTGATTTACTGATTGCCGGTTCACCCTGTCAGGGGTTTAGCACTGCTGGTAAGGCTGGCGGCACCAAAGCTGTGATTGATGGTGAGACACATATTATTGATAGCCGTAACCGGTATATGTGGGCTAAGGGGATGGGTGCTGAATTCCTCAGTGAGTCACATTTGTTTTGGGAATTCATATTAATCCTTGACCACGTAAAGAAGCACAACCCACGTGTCAGATTCATGCTTGAAAACGTGAAGATGTCACAGAACAACATGAATATGATCACTGCAGCTGTTGGTGTAGAACCAGTATTCATTAATTCAGCATTGGTCAGCGCACAAAACCGCCAGCGTTATTACTGGTGCAATTGGAAGGTGCCACAACCTGGTGACACAGGAATCATGCTGGCGGATATTTTGGAAATTAACCCCAAGAATACAGTCGTTATGACTGACACATTTGTTAACCGACAAAAAGGTAGAAAGTGTTTAGTAGATAATTTCAACCGCAAAGCATCAAGTTTTAGCGCTATGGAGTACGTTAAAAACGGTAGGCAAGGTGACTACATAGCTATTCGCCCAGCAGCAATGGTAGGCCGTAAAATCCGTCAGGATGGCAAGCGTGATGATTATTCTGACTTACCTATTGTGCAGATGTTGGAAGTGGGTGAGGGGTATAAAGCCCGGTGTTTATCCACGGTACAGAAAGACACGTTATACAGTGATATGGAGCCTGGGCGCTACGTGGCTGCTGATGAACAAACCAGGTATCGTAAGTTCACACCCATCGAATGTGAACGACTGCAGGGGCTACCTGATAACTACACAGCCGGTGTCAGTAATACACAGCGTTACATGATGATCGGCAACGGTTGGCAGTGTGACACCATCGTTCACATTTTCTTCTGGTTATTGATTGATATGGTAGGTGATAAATGAATCAAACATATTTTAAAGCAAGTCTTGTTCAGGACAAAGATGGTACTAACAGTGTGTGGTTTGACGAATGGCACGTTATTCACGAAACCAAATGTTTTGTGTTTTGTGTTCCGGCACGTTGGTATAGTCATGCTGGTAACAGCTTCTTTGATTTAAAACGCCTTGAAGGTGATGGAGAATCAAACATACAGCTGGCCAAACGTTTCAGTGTACGGGTGAAACGTGTCCATAAACAAAACAGCCGGTTTGCTTTTGCCTCGAAGGAATTAGCCTTTAATCGGTTGAAGTTTGTTAAGCATTACCATCTAAGTCACCTACGGCACCAGCTTCGTTGTGTTGAGCAATTTGTAAAAGACGCACATGGTAAAAGTTATGCCGAGTATGAACAGGACCGGTTAAATGAAGCGCTACCGTTGGTATTCGTGTCAGGGCCAGCACCGTGGGAAAGACCAAATGATTAAGCAATGTTGTGTCTGTGGCACCACCGCCAGTAACACTGAATATGCTTACTACAACTTTCAAACCTTAAAGGATGTTTATCAGGTGGGGTATCCTGACATCTGTGAAAATTGTTGTCAGTTAGCTAACTCGTTTGTCAATTACTACGGGTTAAAGAAACCACAGGATAAAGCAAAGTTACACCGATTCTTAATTTCCGGTGTGCTACCGATGCGGGATTATTCAGCATTAACCAACGCGGGGTATTATTGAAATGAAACCATTAATTAAAAAGATCAACGGTGTATGGTCTGTTTTCGGTAATCCTGAATTTAGTGAAACCAACATAGCGGCAATGGCCTGGTGCCATACCCGTAACATTCAAGAGGGGAATTACAGTGTCAAAACGAAAGCGTCATAACCCGGTAAAACGGTTAATTACTCAGTCTAAACTGGCTGTCAACGATCTGGCATTATCCCTGGTTCAATCTGAAGTTGATGCCGGTGAACCTGGTATACAGTGCCGCAAGTTCGCCACTGGCAGACCGGTAAATGTCGGTAAGTCGGTTGCTGAAGCATTGAACCGGACAGCGTTTAAGTGGGCAGTGTTACTGATCGTTTGGTCTGAAGAATCAAACGGCAAAACCAGAGTGGTGACTAAATGGATTCGGTTGGCCAGCGACTACCACCAGTCTGATTTAAATGACTGGCTTAAAGACCAACATAGTGAAATGATACGCGCCGAAGATGCCAAAGGTAACCGGTACATTGATTGTGGTTGGGTCGGGCTACCTGTGCCGCCAGCATACGTTGATGATGCCACTGATGAAGTATTGAAAGCTAAACTATTGGACATCATTAATGGCCAAGTTCGATAAAAACACCTGGCAGACGCCACTGCAGATATTCCAGACACTGAACAACGTGTACCCGATGACTGTGGACACAGCGGCGAGTGAATTAAACGCACTGCTGCCAGTGTTTATCACCAGGGAAATGGACAGCCTTGCGTTACCGTGGCGTATGTTCACCCCAGCTGGTTCATACGTCTGGAACAATCCGCCTTACAACAATATAAGCCCCTGGGTATATAAAGCTGCCAAAGAGCAGCGTAGCCACGTTGGTACTGTGCAGCTGGTGTTTAACGACCCATCTGCCAGCTGGTATATAGCTGCTTATCAATCCTGCTGCGAAATGTGGCATGTGGTAGGGGGTCGAGTATCGTTCATCAACCCGGCCACCGGTAAACGTGTTTCAGGCAATAATCGGGGTAGCCTGATATTCATCTGGCACCCGATCAGCACCAGGCAAGATGCCCCACTTATCCGACACGTAACCCGTGATTCCCTCATGTCTGCAAATAAACCTGTGTTTTTGTAATTTAATATTTGACATTACATTCAGTTCTGATAAGTTTGTATTGTCACTTAACGAACCACAGGAACTGACGAAATGAGCAGAACACTGAAAGACCTGCTTGCTAAAAACCCATCGGTGCCGTCGCACGAGTGTATCTGTTCGCAATTCTCTAAAGACGAACGAGGTATGTTGGAACGTCGTTCACAAGCGTTGGTTGATGATTCTGCAACCAATACCATGATCGCTGTTCATGATACCCAGTGGGTGAAAAACCCATTACCACCATTTACTGTATACAACAAAGTTCAATAACACAGGACTAACGAAATGAGCAAGATTGAAGGTGTAACACTTAACAGCACGTATGCCAAACAGGGTGCTGAACTGGGTATCAAGGTAAACAAAACCTTCCTGGTGCCGGTAGAACACATCTACATTGAACCAGGGTTTAACATTCGTGATCTAGACCCTGAACACGTTGAAGCAATCCGCCAAGGTTACGACGCTGGCCAGCCTATTCCACCAATCACCGTTAAGACCACACCGCAAGGTTTCAAAGTGCTGGACGGTCATCACCGTTATTCAGCAGCCCAGTTAGCTGGTGTTACCCGCATTGAATGTAAAGAGTTTGCCGGTACTGATGCTGATATCGTGGCGCTGATGGTGACATCATCACAGGGTAAAAACTTATCACCCATTGAACGTGGTCGTGCTTATCAGCGTCTGATTAATATGGGTCGTGACGTTGCTGAAATCGCCCAGCTGGTTAAACGTAGTCGTGCCGATGTTGATAATCATTTGTTGTTAATGAGCGCCGGTGATGTTGTGTTAAAGGCCGTCAATGCTGGTGTTGTTGGTTCATCTGCTGTTGTGGCTGAACTGCGTAAATCAGGTGCTGAAGGTGTGGCCACCGTTGAAGCTGCTGTGAAGGTAGCCACCGAACAGGGTAAAAAGGTTAAACCAGCTGATTTAAACCCATTCACTAAAGCAGACATCACCCGCGTTATGGAAATCCTGTGTGGTATGAATGCTGCTGGGTTACCTGCTGAACTGGGCGCACTAATCAATAAATACCGTGGGGTGGTGTGATGCAAACAGGTCGTGAAGAAAAAGTGATCATTGGTAGTACACCATCACACTATTACAATGCAATGTGTGGTTGCCCAGATTGCCGCAAATTTCGTGATGGCGGCGGTAACAATTGGTGGGATTTGCAACGCGAACCAAACCACCAGGCCCGAATGGAACAATTAGAACAAAAGGTATTCCGTGAATTAGTTCTGGAAAATGTAATTGTTCGCGCTGTCACCGACCACGGTCATTATAACAGCCTGACGCAATACGACATGCTTTTAGAAATGGTGGTTGCACTTGCTGAAACAAACAAACAGCTGACTGACCAGATTATTCAAGGCTATTCGATGATGCCGAAACCGATGGTTATCCACTGCACACCCGAGCAAGCTGCACTGTTGATGCAACCAGGTGAAATTAAACGGATGGATGATTTATGAATAAGCGTACCCCTGTACAATTCCGCCGCCAGCTTTTAGAAGTGTTGCGGAAAATCCGTGATGAAGGTCCAGCGTTTCCAGAGTTTGGGCTATTTCGTAACATTGATGAAATGATTAAAACCACAATGATTGTTGAATCAATCGTGATTGATGTCCTTATCAATCGTTCTGGTGGTGTCAACAGAACCAGTTGGGTTGGTGATGTTTGGAAAAATCCTCACATGTTAAGTGTTATGCACAAAATGATTAGTTTTATTGAAAACGAACATCATTATTTGTGGATGAAACCAAGTCGGCGCGAATTGCAGCAAACTGAAAATATGCTGTTGAAAAAAGAAGTGGTTCAGCTAGAACAAACCAACAAACAGTTAGTTGCACAAATTGAACTGCTTCAGTCTGCAATTAACAAAAACTGTGTTAGTCCTGATGGTGAGGTTGTGCCTGACTGGGTTGCTGAATTGGACCTGTCTAAAACAAACGCTTTACGGATTGTTGAGGGCAAAGCGGTAATTGCAGCAGTGAAATATTGTAACCGGCATTTGGCGTTTCTTGGTGGTTGTAGTGGTGGTGCGGTACAAGAGGTTGTAACCGTTGCCGAGTTAATTAATTACGCAGAACTTTTGGAAGGTGGTTTATGACCTACGTAAACACAGAAGAAATACGCCGTGCAGCATCAACAGCACAATCTGCGGCAAATGATATGTGTCGTGCTGCTGGCACCGCTGAAGAAGCAGCCAGGTCATTACGGTGCCTGTTTGAAGAAGGTTACGGTAGTCCTGCACTGGAACTGCTTGAGCTATTGCGTAACCAAGATCGTGATTTAAGACACGAAAACCAGCAACTAAGCGCCGAGTTAGACGCTCTTGGTAAACTGTTACCAGGTACGATGTATATGGACCCACCGGACGGCGGTTCACCCACTATCGGCGAACAGATCACCCGTATGATTGCTGACTTACAAAACCAGAAGGTTGAACTAGTGGCGCAAAACGGCGAATTGGGTAGATTATTGAAAGCTGCGGAACACCAGACCGCAAAGTTAACACTGATTGCTTTGGGTGAAATTAGTCTGCTTGACGTTGAGGCTGCTGCTGGTCGTGCTGGGTATATTGAAGCTACAGGTATTGACTGGGAGCAATACACTGTTTCTGAAATTGAACAATCAGCAGACGAATACGCCGAAAGCGTTAAGGCTGGTAAACGATGATCAAACTAACTGAACAACAAATCGCAGTATTTGGCCGACCAAACTTCCTTTGTTCTGGTGTAGCTAAGTTATTAATCAGTCACGGGCTGTATGAGCGTGGCCCAAATAAAGCAGAATATGAACAGGCTGTCTGTATCCATTGGACATCTGAACTGCTTCGGGAACATGGTGATAACTGGCGTGATGCTGCTCAACATATTCTGGATGATTTGGAAGCAACTAAACCAGAGGTGAGTGATGGTAATTTATAAAGGTTTAAATCCTACAATCACAATCATGCGAAATGAGCCAGTTGTAGCGTCAATCCATCTGGTTAAAAAAACCAAGGGCAAGCAGCCTCGAAATATTCAAGTTGTCAGACCAATCAGCGGGTTTACAGACCGTAAGATTTTCATTGAATTAACAGCAAGGTGAGTGATCACCCTGGATGACGATGGTACATATCGCCGGGTACACAGTTCAAATATTGTAAAGGAATAATAAATAATGCCGCGTTACAACGATAAATCAATCAAGGAACGGGTCTGTTTTGTCACACTGTGGGTGTGCATTGTTGTAACAGGTTTCAAAATAACATCGGGGCTAATATCATGCCTTTTATTTTAACAATCTTGGTTATTATATTAATAATCAAACTCTTAGATAGTGGTAAAAAACCATGAACAACCTTCAATCTGATTTTCATCAAAAGGCCGAAAAGTGTCTGAGCAAAAAACAGCTTAGTCTGGTGATGGGTTTTTTCCGTACCGTTACCGAACCACTAGAAGCTGAAGTGCGTCAAGCCCGGTTATCACTGCAGAATAACCAGCACATTGTTAAACAGCTGGAATTAGCCTGTATGGTACGTGATGACTTGACTGCAACAGCTATCAAAGCTAATGAATATTGCCAGGTAAACCATATCGGTAAAATTGGTGATGTTGCTACACTGGCCCTAATAACTGATCATCAAGTAATAGCAGAACAACGTGACGCATTGCAAACTGCGTTACTCGCGCTTGCTGATGGTGTGTTATCAAGTCATCCTGATTTACACGTTAATGCACTTAAAATAGTTCAAACGTTAAGGTCATAACCATGAATGTGATAGAGCAACTACGACTTGAGGTACGTAAACAGTGGGATGCTGCCCACGATTTTAAATGTAACCGGCGTTGTGCTTGTGAATCATTTGGTAAAAAAGGAACCCGTTGTAAATATCCACCACCAGAGATTTTAAACAATGACCAAACCAATCAACCCACCGACACCAAGACCGAAAGCACCACCGATTTCGCGGGACGGCGAACCGAAAATAATTCACCATATGACAAATACTGAATTATCGGCGGCAATTGAACGGACAAATAACCAATTGACCAATGCTAAAGACTGCAGCCCACATATGGGTGTTTTGTCTGGTCACTTAAACTTTCTACTTGAAATCGAAGCAGAGAGGGCAGCAGCATGGCGTCTAAACGCAGGTTAAGGCGCAAACAATGTGAAGGTAAGGCAAAGCACACCACAAACGATTTCGCGCTGGTAGAGTTGCAGCGGCTGCGTAAAAAGGGTGTTGGTGGTCAGTTCAACATTTACAAATGTACCCACTGTGGATTTTTCCACATCGGCCACGCAACAGGCCGCAACGGGTTAGGTTCAGGATTTCAATTCGGAGGTAAACACTAATGTTAGCGATGATGCTTAAATCAAAAAGTACCTGGCAAGGTAAAGTGCAACAAGATTTGTCAATGACCATTCACCCGGACGATACTGGTCACTTGCATATCTGTATTTTGGGTTATGACCAAACCAGTGCTGGTCAGTTACAAATCGACATGGACCCGTTAACCATTGAAGAAGGTGAAGAATTAATTCAGTACCTTCAAACCAGAATTAACCAGGCTAAGCAGATTAAACGTGAAACTGCTATGCAAGCAAAACCACAACAAGTTTACAGGTCTGGTGATGCGTTTCCACCACAAGCAATACCGATGCCACCAGCACCACCTGTCCCAGCGCATGACGCACCATATCAACCAGGAATAATTAAACCATGACACTACAACACAAAACAATGCACAGCGCCGGTGCTGACTTATCAGCCACTAAGAAAGTCATCGTACCTGGTTACGCCACGGTACTGGTGCCAACCGGTGAACGTATGCCCAAAGATACACCTGCTGGGTTTTTCGGTATGTTAACGCTTCGGTCATCCGTGGCGCTGAAAACATCATTATTTTTGAAAAATGGTGTGGGTATCATTGACCGGGACTACCCTGATGAAATCATGGTGATGGTCTGCAACATAAGTCCTGAAGATTACGTGATTGAACAGGGTGATCGGATTGCACAACTGATTATCGTGCCATACATCTACGCTGGCGCTGTTCTGGACGTAACCAGGTCTGGTGGCTTCGGGTCAACAGATAAATGAAGGTAGTCACCCAGGGGAGTCAGTCAGCAGCAAGGCTGGCTCTTTTGCTACGGTTTACCAAGATAGACAGCGAGGACATGATCGACGCCTTGAATGATTATCTAGTGAAGGGGTTGGCCAGTAGCACTGCTGCAGATATAAACGGGGTAGACCGGGCGAACTTAAACCGGGCTGTCAACACAATCAACGACGCTGCCATAGTTGTTGAGGAAATTAAAAACCTTGATTACCAGGGTAGTTATTTGAGTCACTTAAAGGACAATTCTGATGCAAAAAGTTGAACAAGTCATGAAGCTGGAAAAGCACACGAAAAACACCGTGGTTTACACTGCTGGTGGTGATGCTGCAGTACCCACGCTGTACATCAAAAAAGATGCCCTAGGTACACCAGCACCATCAACAATCACAGTAACGATTAAGGTGTTCGGGGATGCGTAAACCAGATATGGATATCGGCCCTGGTTATATGCACCGTTGGTATCTGATACCACGTAACCGGTTCTTTAATATTTACCTTCACAAGATCATTCGTTCGGATGATGACCGGGCGTTACATGATCACCCTTGGTGGTCGGTATCCTTGTTGCTGAAGGGTAAGTTGCTGGAACTGCTAAAAGACCGTGAGCGGTTTCCTAAACGGTTTATTCCGGTGGTTCGCAGTGCTGAATTGGCACATCGTCTGGTTGTGTTAGATGGCCCAGTTTGGACGGTATTTATCACAGGACCACGAATCAGGGAATGGGGTTTTTATTGCCCTAAAGGTTGGGTGCATTGGAAAATATTCACGAAACCAGGTAGTACCGGTGAAGTCGGTAAAGGGTGTGGTGAATAATAAAACACCGCGCCAGATGGATTAGGCGCGGGTTATTAACTAACTAACAAACAACACAATACATTGTGGTCTTTCTGGCCCTACGATTACAACGCCATTCGGTGAAGCTGGGGTAATCAGTTTAATAATTACGTCATATTTACCGACTGCTAAACCCATTTTCCCAAATTTAATTGAAATCTGACTATCAGTATAACTAACGTTGCCACCACCACTGGACATAGTTATATCGCCAGCAATGACATCAATACGTGTAACACCATACACAGTGAAATCTATTGGTAAACCTTCATAGTTTACCTTTAAAACTTCAATGTTATCTGTGCCGTTAGTGGCAACGATTTTCATATTACACCGCCGTCATTTCACGATTGAAAAACACCAATGATGGAATATTCAATAAGTCACCAACTTCATTAGTGATTGCCCGATCATTCGCATCCTGGACCAGAAACACCTTTTCTGAAACTGTATCATAAATAGCAACACAAATGTCGTCGCTAATTAATGCCGTACCACTAGGGTCAATATTATTTTTAGCAGCAATAGTCACTTGCAAGTCATTACCAACATCAGCAAAAGCAATATCAGTACCACCAACAAGGGCAGCATCTGCAATAACCTTACCTGCAAACGTGGCATAATTGTCAGTTTTTACTGGGTTTTTAACCAAAGCAATTCGGTTGGCAGTAGTAACCAAAATGTTTGGGCCGAATTTTTTAAAGTCAGAATGTGAATAGTTAGCCATGATAAATCCTCTTAGCGATAAATTGTAAAAATCGGAGTAACATTTTTAATTGTAAACGGTGATGGTAACGCTGTCACTTTTATATTAAAAGCATTTATTTCATCAGGTAAATTCTCACCAACAGTCAGAGCCTGGTTAATTTGCTGACTAATTATGATTTGGATTTCTTGTGTTTGCCAAGATGATATAGTTTGTGCTTCATTCAACTGTTCAGATGAAACAGACGTAACAACTTGTACACCAGATGTTTGGTCAACATCAACCAGTAGTGAATTATTAAGCTGTTCAGACTGACCTGCATTTACAAGTTGTGTTTCTAAAACAGATATTGTTGAAGCGTTATTAATCTGCTGACTGACAACAACAACATTGAACTGATTGGTAAATACATCAACCAGTAGCGAATTATTAAGCTGTTCAGACTGACCAGCAGTTATAATTTGTGGTCCACCAGATTGCTCAATATCAATACTGATTGTGTTATTAATCTGCTGGCTGACAACAACAACATTAAATTGATTAGTAAATACATCAACCAGTAGTGAATTATTAAGTTGTTCAGACTGGCCAGCAGTTATGATTTGTGACCCACCAGATTGCTCAACATCAACGCTAATTGTATTGTTAATCTGCTGGCTGACAACAATAGTATTAAATTGGTCAGTAAATACATCAACCAGTAGCGAATTATTAAGCTGTTCAGACTGACCAACAGTTATAATTTGCGTTTCTAAAACATCAATACTGATTGTGTTATTAATCTGTTCAGACTGATTTGCAGTTATACCTTGTATTTCTGAAACAGATATTGTTGAAGCGTTATTAATCTGCTGACTAACAATGACGACACTAAATTGATCAGTAAACACATCAACTAATAACGAATTATTAAGCTGTTCAGACTGACTTACAGTTATACCTTGTGTTTCTGAAACAGATATTGCTGAAAAATTATTAAGCTGTTCAGACTGACCTGCAGTTACAACTTGCGACACAGGTTCGTCAGTAGCAGTTTCTAAATTTACACCGTATGGTTTTACGCCGTAAGCGTTAACGCCATACATATACTAAAGCCATCAAACTTGGTAAAAGTTCATGCTGACCCGAATTAGGGTAGGACTTGATTGTGTCCTCTAATTTGTCACGCATACCCTGCAACATAAAATAATTTGTCGCGTACAGTTCGGATTTATCTTTTATTTTAGCAACCAATGAATCTAATGGAATCCCACGAGAATTGGCCAATATTGTTATGTTAGGGCAATCATTAGGGTATGAATTAGCTTCACGTTGTTGTATTTCCCAGCTATCCTTTTCAGCTTGAGTCACACCAGCAGTTAACGCTTCAACAGCCTCTACAAAAGATTGATTTATTTCAACCAGCTTTTTAGCTTTTTCGACCGGCCACGGATTATACGTGTCAATTAATAACTGTGCTTGTTCTTGTGTCTCAGCGCCTTCTAAATACCAAACTGAACCACGTTGATATAAACAACAATTAAAACTTTCGACATGTTCGGTTAATCCGTAACCCAACTCAAGTGGAATATTTACAATCATTAGTAATCATCCTCTGTGCGATAAAATATTGTTGGGGCCGCACTGTTATTTATTGGGTTATTAACCCCTGTTACTTCTGATGGCCATGAACCAGGCCATGTTAACGACCCATAAACCCATTGCGTAGCACTACCAAAAGCACTTCCTAAATCTGCATAGTTTATGGCGCGTGACCGTACAGTTGGATTACCAGAGCTATGAACCAACATATAATAGTTACCGGCAGGCAATACCCCTGTACCACCAGTAAATGCTTTATCACCAGTAGTTGCAGAATCTATTTCACCTAAATCCGTAAACACTTTATAGCTGGTAAGACCAACTCTTTCAGCTAAAGCAGCCCGAACAACAGACCCCGCTGAACCAGTAGTCACAGCACACATAAATTCAGTAACCCTAATGCGAGAAGTAACAACCATAGGTATTGCATAAATCCTATTTGCAGTAATGGCTACTGTGCTTGACCCGCCTGCTTGATTATTAGGTATCTGCCATTTGGTTGCTGTGCTTGTTGCCGGTGAACCGCCAAAGTACATATCTTGTAAATTACCTTGGTCTGCACACATAACATCTTTATCACCGGCGCTAAAATTAACAACGGCATTTGAATTTGATGACCTGAATATTTTATGTCTAACCAATGTAGTTGAATCAGACATATAACCTATACCATCTTCATATTCATTCAGTGTTTTGTGTAAAATAGAATAAAAAAATTGAGCATTGTTAACACCAACAACGTCAGCAAAAGTTCTTATTGCGGGTGAAAGACTGGTTAATGCAGCACCTAATGTAAAGTTGCCTGTTCCTGTGCTGGTTGAACTTTGACCAACTCTTGTTAATTTTGCTGGCATTTTATTAAACCTTTTAAATAATTATGACTCATTACATACACACCTTATAAGCTGCGTCATATTTGATTTCACACATTAGTCCAGCTTTCCTATTTGCATCAGCCTGGATTGCAACTTTTCTGTATGCTTCGTGTGTCCATTCAAGCAACTCTGTAAACACAAGTCTATCTGTTGCGGCTGTCGCTCGTTCGCTGACAGTGGAGCAATTACCGGCCTGGGGCAACTTTTTAATTCTGTCGAATTCGTGCTGCAACCCATCATTAGCAACATTGCTGTTATCAAGATCAGCAAGTTTTTCTTGTTCCAGTTGTTCAACATAATTTTGTGCCTCGTTTAATTTAAGCTGGTAATCACGTTGTTTATCCATCATATCTGTCGCAGCTTTTTCGTTGACCCGTGAGTCTAACAACAGATGGTCTGCGTAAGTCTTTTCCCATGCTGTGTTTGCAAACCATTTACCAGCATAAAAAGAAGCAGCACACCCCAGTAAAACCGAGATGAAAATAATCAAAAACTTGTATTTATCTGGAATCATCTTCGTACCTATCTACTGGTTTGTGCGTCATTTCACGCAAAATAAAAATTAAGAAACTGATGATAAATAGCACGATACCAAAATTTTCTTGACCGATTTGATCAGTGATTAAGTGTAAGTTGTATTCGAGGAACCCGAGCAAACTGACGATAAAACCAAGCCAGTATGTTTTTGATTTAATCCTTGACCTTGGTTTTTTCATCATACACCCCTTGCTTTTGGTCAGAGTATAATCAGCAATGGTTAAATAAGAAAGCCCCAGTTATGAGGCATTCTTTATTCCCGACAACATTTGTGCAATTTTAAAAAAGGACTATCGTTTGACAAAATTAATATGACCAACTAACCTGAATGTGTTTCATTAGTGGTGGGCTTGTCATGCCCGAGGCTACCTCAAGGACGGAAAGCCATCATTAAACAATTGGTGCAAACTTCACCAGTTGCAATCCTTTAAAACCCCTCACTTGCTTACCACCAACTCTAGCGCGTTCCTGAGTTATCCCCATCGGTGATGAATTGATTTCCCGTACCACTTTACCCTGACTGTATGTGTGGGTTACTTCATGTTGTTTTGCCCACAGCTGATAGGTGCGATACAGATCATCATTTGAAGTAAACGCATTAGCATCCAACGAACAGACGTCATGGATAAACCGTGACATAGGGTTCATATCTTCAGCGATACATTCTTTTTCTTGCCGTCCGGTATCAGCTTCAGTGAATCGACCATTAACACGTAAACGGTTTAAACCAATTAAAGCCCACTGAGCGATACCAGGTATTTCCTGCAGTAGTCGGTCAGTTAACCCGGCATCTTCCCTACCAGCTACTGATTTATAAAATGGAAAAACCAGCATCCGGTTTACCAGTGCACCTGACGGGTCATTAAATTCAGGCATACCATTGGTTGATAAAATTAGTTTCACTTTAAAAACCGTGGTTTGAACACCTTTGTACATAACGTGGTAATCCATTGGGTCACCACCAACAATCGCTTTAAAGTTGGCTAATACAGCATCCCGCGTTGATGATGAAACACTGTGGGCGTCCGGGATTAACCCCACTGAGGCGCTTGACAACTTATGTAACACTGAGTCTTTAACAAAATTGCTAAGACTTGGTGCCGATGTATTATGCTCACCAACCATGTGCCGAATGATGGCAGCAATAACACCTTTACCGGCACGAGATTTACCAACCAGAACAGCAAATTTTTGCAATGACACATCACCCACTAAACAGTAACCAAGGAATTCTTGCAACTGATCAACAAGGCGTAAATCATAACTGAATATTTCCCGCAAAAACGCCAACCACCTTGGACATTCGGCCATCAGGTTATAATCGTACAATAGTTCATTAAACGTAAAGAAATCCGGTGTGTGTGGCATAATTTTCGGTGGTGTGCATGACAAATCAACCAGGCCGTTTTTAAAACAAACAACATCTTTTGCCAGAATACCTGTGTGTAACCAGGTGCCGTTCTCAATTGCCTTAATGTTCACCAAATCACGCAGGCAGGCAAAAATACCACTAACCAACTTATCAGCTGGTTTGAATGCTTTATAAAAACGTTGCACACCGGCGCGTAAAACTGAATCACTAACCAAACACCACGACTTACCGTTAAACACATAAAATATCTTTTCGCAACAAATCAACCTTGACCCATCAAAAGCCATACCATCAAACACTTTGGCCAAATCATAATGAGGTGATTTTGCATTCATCATTGGGCGCATTGCTGCAGCATCTTTCTTGTCGAGCCTGTCACCGGTTCTGATCACTTCTTCAGTGCTTTGTGGTGGTAGTGGTGCCGGTACAGGTGGCAAGTTAGCGAATGAAGCAACAGCCGTTTTACAACCGGGTTCATTTCGTGCGTAGTGATAGGCACGTTCAACAACTTCATCAAAATGTGATTGTTCGTTCTGGCCCCACGGCGGCACACAACGTGGGTTGTAATGTTCCCACATAATCGCCTGAGCTACGTTCAGCGGTAAACCTTGGTCGTAACCATAACCAGCAACACGAATCACTGTGGCCGTTCCTGAGCCTTGTACAGCTGGTTCTGCCATCACTTCAAGAAACTTGATAAACCGTTGACGCGCAACAGGTGAATCGTTGAACCCTGAACCGGTGCCAATGGCATCCCGACTGTTCAACCACTTATCTAATTTGTCAGCATTTTCAGCTGTGAGTGTAAAAGCGTTTGTGAATTCAGCAGCTTTATATTTTCTGGTGATTGTTGCTGTGTTATCGACGGTGATAACGTACTGTTTCGGATTTAATGGGTCTTTAAAATGCAACGTACCTGGCGCACGTACCACCCTGGATGGGTCAACAACCTGTTCATCAGAACCAGTTGATAACGATATCCGGCGCTGCAGTTCACTAAATTGTTCCTGTGACGCAATATCATCAACCAGCCAGAATGCGTGGCCATGTGTTGCATCACGTTGTGTAATGAAATGTGGTGGTATAGGCCACACCGGTTGATCGATATTATCGAAGTCGGCAAACAGCGCACGAAAATTAACTATGTTTGCTTTTTTACGACCTTTACCATCTGAACCATTCAAACCAATGTAAACACCACACTGATTGTTTTGTGACTGGATTAAAAACGGCAATGCCTGTTGATAAGTCGCAACGAATTGTGCGGCTAAGTCATCACGTTTTAATCCCTTCGGGTCGTAATAAACTTGCCACGTAACCGGTGTACTTTCGTTACCAGTCAATAGCCGAATGAAATGACGGATTTGATCCGCATTAAATGCAGGTGCTGTCATTGAGTCACCCGGCTATTGTTGGTTATTTTTGGCGGTGATATATTTCGGGTGTGCAAACACAAACTTTGCTTGTTCAATACAACTCAAGCTAATTCGTGATGATTTATCCCGTAAGTATTGACAGACTGTAGATTCTTTAAGACCGGTTGCAGCAATAACAGCTTCAAGGCCATGTTTCTCACACATCTGAACAAGTTCAGCTTGTCTTTCACGCATTGTTTCCCGTTCATCACGACTGGCGATAATCCGTTTAATGGTGATCTGCATATTTGTCATCGTTTCAACCAATCCATAAAGTGTTTATGTATAGCACGTAAGTCGTCAGCAGAAGTAGCGAAACCACCGAAACCACCCATCGAAACAACCCATTCAAGAAACTTCAGCTGACCATGTTCACGAGTACCAGGCTTGAAAGCACGCATCTTAAAACCTTTGGGCTTAACTTCGATAGCAGTAAAAATAAAAACTTTTTTGCCAACCATTTCGGGTGTGATGGTAACCATCGTACCCCCGATTTCATCTGATGACAAAAAATCCTTATCCTTTGATGATTCGTTACCTAAACCAAATCTGACGGGTCTACCGTACTCGTTGGTAAACATACCACGGTTATTCCGTAGCAGCCGCATTGAGACAGAGGCCGCTGCTAAGCGAACCTCGTCTTGTGCTTGTTGTTCTGGTGTTTGCTGCTTAGCCAACGTATGCGTAGTTCCAGTCAGCTTTACCGTGCGCCACTAACAGTTCGTCAGTCCAACCAGGGTTGGCTTTGTACTGTTCGTAAGGCAGTTCACCCGCTTTCATAATAACGCGGTGATTCGGTACAGCTACGGTTGCAGGCGCTAGTGTTGGTGCTGGTACCGTGGTCGGTGCTGGGATACCTGGTACTTGACCTGGTGCAACGCCTGGAACCATACCCGGTGCCGCAGCATACTGTTGTTGTGGCATTACGCCTGGACCTGGCACACCTGGTACACCTGGAACCATTCCGGCTGCAGCACCCGGTAAAGCGACACCTGGCACCATTGCGGCTGGTGCTGGCACTTGACCTGGCACACCTGGAACGGCCATACCCGGTACACCTGGAATAGCTGCAGCAGGTTGTGGAATACCATTCATTGCTGGTTGTACGTTACTATCACCGATTGCCATGTTAGCAAAAGTCTGAGTACCAGCATTTTTCTGATTGCCACCAGATGCCAGTTTTTCATCAATATAAGCCAACTGCAGGTTTAACAGCTTGATACTTAAAACACGCTGGTTTGCTTTGTTAGTGTAAGCATCAACACTGATTTCAGCACGTGCCCAATAACCAGAGCAGACCTGTGCTGCTGATAGATTTTCTTTACCGTTTGGCGAAACCAAATCAACTGGGTCAGCTGATTTCATTGGTAGTTTGAACATACCAGCTGATTCAGGACGGACTTGGCCGATCATTGGGTTGTTATTTGCATCTTTCTGCCAATCCTGATCACCATCAACAAACTTCGGTGGATACTGAATACCATAAGCAGCGTGGTTAGCCATTAGTGTTGCATAGTCAACCTTGAATTCAGTCATACAAACTTCGTTCAGTGCTTCCACAATGTTCGCTGGGTTTGATTCAGGACGACCATTCGGTTTACAGATACCGTTTTTCGGGAACAACGCTGTCACACCGAACTTAGGTGTATCAGTCGGCTTTGACGCATAAGGTGCATCCAGATTGGCAAATGGACCAATGCGGAAATATTGAGTTAAAACGATTTTCTGAGCCATGTTAATTCCTACTCTATTGGGGTGAAGTTATGCGGTTTCATTACACCGCTAACTGGTTCAAATCGACCGATGCCAGCACCAATACCAATGGCGGGGCGTTTGTCATTACTTTCAACTAACTCTGTACCAATATTGTCTGGTGCCTTGAAATACTTATCAACCACCGACTTTGGTACACCGGCCATATCCTTCAACACAGTCTTACCTTTTAACCGCATGTTATACAGATCATTCCGGTTCTTAATCGAACTCGCAGGGCTGGTTAAAATTTCATTTACTAATGCTTCCTCGTTAGTACATTCGTGACGTGCAATTGATTTCACGATTTTATAACCAGAAAGTTTTTTACCAGCCTTAGCATACTGATTTGCCAATTCAATGATTTTTTCAGCTTGACGCTTCATTGTTGGCACTTCTTTAAACATCAATAACACTTCACCTGGGTCCAGTATTTCTAATGGTGCATCAGGATAAAGCATATCAAGCGTTCGTAATAATCGTGGTCTACAGTTAGCAGATGCACGACAATAGTGGCAGTGTTCACCAGGTACTAATGGTGCATCCTTAGTCATTGCCAAAGCATAAATTTCACGGAACCTTTGTTGAAATTGTCTTGCTTCTGCAATGGTGTAAGTCACCCGTCTGATTTCACCATCAATGTGTTCACCGCGTGGCTGATAGATGGCACCTTCAATAACATCAATACTATCCCACAGGTTAAATGTGTCTAAAGTGGATACGCTGTAATGCTTCAGCTGCATTGTTGATGATTCAACCAGACCATAACCATACTTCAGATCACCAGTATACAATTTACGCTGTGATGGGATGTGAATTGACGCATCGACATACCCAAAAACATCAGTGTGAACACTACTCATTGTTACTTTTGGTTCAACTCTTAAAACTGCACCGGGGTTTTCGGCAACGATGCGCCGGATATCACTGATGTACAGTTGCACATCATTGGCCATTGCATCAGTTACCGAATGATTATTAAACTCTAACCCCACACAGTCATAAGCAGACAAACCAGCTTTGAAAGCAAATTCAGCCATCTGGTGCGCTGCTGTACCTTCTTCAGCTTGTGGGCTGCTGGTGTTCTGTAGCGCGTATTTATACTGACGTAATGCACCAGGGCATTTATCTAAAATATAAATACTGCTACCACCAAAATTACTGTGCACTGTTGACATTGAGTTACCTACGATGCAAACGGGTCAGGTTGAACTGGTGTTAACGGTTTTTTGAAATGCGCTTCGAGCTGATTCTGATACGCATGAACATTCTGATACAACCGATACAAATCACGGTATTGGACGGTTGATAAATCTTGAGTACCCAATTTTAATTGAGTCATCAAAGTCATCAGATAAGTCGGGTCATTGTTGTTCATACCACGAACAGATTCATCGGCATCATCAACCAAGTCAAACGCAATTGCCCAAGCATTTAACTTTTTATTAACTTCAGGATAAACAGCATCCTGTAGTTCAGGGAACGTGCCATTTTTAGCACCATGTTCCATGAGTAGAATACTGATGACAGAAAAATCAATACCGTATTTGTTGGTAAGCACACCCATACCGGCAATAACTTCTTTACGGATTGGATCTTCAAGTGATGACTGATGGACTGCTGCACCAGGTAACGGTAAACCAGGTAACGGTAAACCTGCTACTGCTGGCACCGGTAGCGTTGCTGTGGTGGTGACTGCAGCCGGTGCAGCGCCAGCAACTTCAGATTTAATAGCTGCAACACGATTATCGTACAAAGTATTATCAACACCTTTACCACGTTTCCAAATGTTTTTCTGTGTAACAGCTGGCACACTGGTATTGATGTCTTTCGCCCAGTAACAACCCTGTTCGTCAATTTCTTGACCTGTCAGTTTTGCACCAGCATCAAGAGCCTGTTTAACGGTGACACGTGGCGCACCGGCAGGCGCTGCAGGAACACCAGCAACGGTACCTAACACAGCAGCAGTTACTGCAGCAGGTGCCATGCCTGGGATAACAACGGTTTCAATTGGTGGTAACTTGTTCACAGTTTCCACAACACCAACTGTGTCATCAGTCAGCGCAATATTCAAAGCTGCACAAATCAAGCTTAATCGGTAGTTAACCTGTTCTAGCAAACCCATAATGTAAATCCTCTTGGTTAGTTATCGGAGTCATTTAGCCGATGCCACAAATACTGGATGATGTAATTTTAAATGTCAAATTTTATTTTACACTTTTTTTGTTGTCTGTTAGTCTTGCCTCATTCACAGAGGATTTCCAATGATTCAACTAAGAGAACACCAGACCGAGACAGCTAACAAGGTTGATGAACTACACAGTCAAGCATTTAAAAACGTCATGGCTGTATTACCCACAGGTGCCGGTAAAACCATCCTCATGGCCCATTTTGCATGGCGGTGTAACCAGCGTGGGGAAGGTGTTGTGATATTTGCACACCGTGATGTTTTGCTTGAACAAATCAGTGAAGCGCTTTGCTTGTTTAATGTTTATCACAGCATTTACAGCAGCAAACCTACCGTAAATTTTATCAGCAATAACAATCACCAGAAATTTGGTAACAGCTATTATCGTGAATCTTCAATGGTCATCTTGGCATCCGTTGATACTTTCTGGCGGCGTGATGTTGCTGCAATTTTACCCTACATCAAACTGTGGATGATGGATGAAGGTCACCACATGACCAAGGATAGCAAGTGGCACCGTTGTATTGAAAAGCTTGACGAACAACCAGGCACAAAGGGAATGCTGGTTACAGCAACACCACTAAGGGCTGACCGTAAAGGTTTGGGTCGTCATGCTTCAGGCATTGCTGATGCTATGTACGTCGGCACCAACATGCACAAACTTATTGAACGAAAACTGTTGTGTATGTACAAAATCTATGTGCCTGAATCAATGGTCGATACCTCTGATGTTAATATAACCAGTAGTGGTGATTACAACAGGGATAAACTGGCCAAAGCAACTGATAAATCAAATATCACCGGCAACGTGATTGAAAACTGGAAAGATAAAGCGTTTGGTAAACGCACCATTATTTTTACCGTAAACATAGCCCACAGTGATCATGTTGCTGCACAGTTTCGGGCTGCTGGTGTTAAGGCCGTCAGTTTATCATCAGAGGATTTACCATCGGTACGGAAAAAAGAAATCGAGGATTTCCGGTCAGGTAGGACCACGATACTAGTCAACTGTGATTTGTTTTCTGAGGGCTTTGACGTTCCTGGCGTTGAGGTGGTTATCCAACTTCGTAAAACCATGTCGTATGCCATGTTTAAACAGCAGTTTGGCCGGATGCTTCGTATACTTGACGGTAAGTTGTTCGGCATCTTAATTGACCATGTGGGTAACGTACCCTACTTCATGGATAAATATAACCTACAGTACCCGCACGATGACCCTGAATGGACGCTGGACGATTCACCAAAAAAAACCAACGGGTCTAGTGGCAAGACAATATTTACTATCACTTGCAAAAAATGTCGTGCGTTTTATGCACCGGCACCAAACACAGACCAAAAAGATGTTTGCCCCGAGTGTCAGCACAACCACAGTGAGGATGAACAGTTAGCAACTATCCGGTCGTTTCAGGAAAAACAAGGCAAGATTGTTGAATATCAGCTTGACCTCGAACTGTTTAAAAAACTGCTGGCTGAACGTGCCAAAGTCGATGAACCGCCTGAAAACGTTCGTAGGCGAATGCAATACGCAGGGGCTGCAGATATTGTGGTTAGCGCTACTTACAACAACCATGCAAAGCGCCGGAATGCACAGATCATAATGAGGCATTACCTACAGCGTTGGTGTATGCAACGAGCCAAACAGATGCCCCATTTACCACCACCACTGATACAACGTGAATTTGAATTAGCGTTCGGTGTGGCAGTTATCAAAGCTGTTGTGTTGTCTGAACCAGAGGCGATCAAGTTAACTGAACGAATTCAAATTGAACTGAAGGATTAACGATGTCCATTACATTCCCGGCAAAGCGTAAAACAGAATGGCCCTGGCCAAACGATTACGGCTACGATGAAGAATCATACCCAAACTTTTACAGTCTTGCTGCAAGGCATATTCAGACAAATGCACTTTACGTTTTCGAGATTAGCGACTGGCGGGATGACACTGACGCATTGATAAACTGGATGTACTGGTTACATCAGAATAAATGCAGGATGCTTGGTTTTAATAATGTTGGTTATGATTACCTGTTGATGCACTTTATTTTTATGAATTGCAAAGCCTGGGGAAGTTATAGCGGTAGTCAAAAGGCTTACATGATTTACCAATATTCAGCAAACCTTTTTAAAGGTGAAAACGAAACTGAAGATGGATACCGTGAAAGACGTTACAAAACGTCAATCAGACCTAAAGATGTGATTATTCCACAAATTGATTTATTCAAGATTTACCACTTTGACAACCAGGCCAAAAATACCAGTTTAAAAGTTTTACAAATCAACATGAGGTCGAAGAACGTTAGAGATTTACCAATTCCACCAGGTACACGAATTACTGCTGAACAAAGGCCGGTGTTGCTTTTGTACAACGTTAACGATACTGATGAAACCATTGGGTTTGCAATGTTCAGCGTTGACGAAATAAAGCTGCGGGAAACCATGTCAGCCAAGTTTGGTATTGATATGACCAACTTCAGTGAGGGTAAAATGGGTGAAGAAATAATCAGGCTGCAGCTGAATAACGCTGGCCTGAACACCCGAGGCAAAACACCAAGGGCGTCGATTGCACTTCGTGATGTAATTTTTCCGTATATCAGATTCAATCACCCCGAGTTTCAACGAGTTCACCAATTCTTACTGGGTGAAGTGATCACTAAAACCAAACTAGACAAAAAGGACGATGACACTGAAGGTTACCCATGTGCTGTAATCAATGGGTTTGGTTGGCAGTTTGGTCGTGGTGGTATGCACGCTTCTGTTTTAAGTTCGATTATCAAAGCTGACGATTATTACGAAATTATTGACATTGACGTTATCAGCTTTTACCCGAGAACCAGCATCGTCAACAAGACTTACCCAGCACACTTAGGGCCGCAATTCTGTGAAGAATACGACGGTGTTTTCACAATGCGTGGCCAATACCCTAAAGATAAATTTCCGATGGAAAACTTGGCACTGAAATATTCTTTGAACGTACCTTATGGTAAGTCAAACAGCCCGTTTAGCTTTCTCTATGACCCACAGTACACAATGACTACGACGATCAACTGTCAATTATTGATTTGTATGTTGGGTGAATGGTTAATGCAAATACCAGACATCAGTTTTATTCAGGTGAACACAGACGGTATCACATTCAAGGTACCACGTGTTTTCCGTGGTCATGTTGAAAGTATTTGTAAAGCTTGGGAACAGTTCACCTGTCTGGAACTCGAATACGCTTTTTATCAGGCTATGTATATTCGTGATGTAAACAACTACATTGCCCACGCTGTTAACGGTAAAATCAAAAGCAAAGGTGCCTATGTTCACAAGGAAATCCCGTGGCACAAAGACCACAGCAGCGTAATTATTGCAAGGGCTGTTGAAGGGTATTTGTTACGTGGTGAAGATGTTGTACAGCAAATTATGGCTTGTCGTGACCCGTTTGATTTCATGATCAAGGCCAAGGTACCACGGTCATCAAAACTTATGATGTTTAACCAAGATGGAACCAGAACGGAACTACAGAACACCACCAGATATTATGTTGCTGTTAGTGGTGGTCGTCTGGTTAAAATCATGCCACCAACACCGGCAATGCGTGAACACTGGAATACCGGCACCCATTACATCAGGCACCGTGACCAGGATTACAAGGTTGTGAAACCTGATGGTAAACGTCCTGCTAAAACTTATGACCTGGTGCCACTGAATCAGATAGCACCCGAACCCTACGACCGGGAGATTTCATTGGGTAGTAAATGGCTGGCTGCAGACTGTGCCAATGTTGATGATTTCAATTGGTCAAACCTGAATTACAACTATTATATCGAAGAAGCACGCAAATTAATTGACCCACTGTTAGAACAGTGATTATACTGTTGCAACAGTCAGTGAGGGTTAGACGATGATCATTAAAGGTTTGAAGTATGCAAGGGCAAGGTTTACCGAATTGGTGGACGCTGCGCGTGATGGTAACGAGTCCATTTTTATTGAAATGGGCAACAGTCGTAAACTGAATGTAGGTTACAAACTGGTGAAAATGACACCTGAAGAATTGACCGAAGCAGTGAAACAGCATCCTGAACTTTGCATACCGAAACCAGGTCTACCACAACCGAAGGTATTAATATGAAATGTGATTGCCCTGGTTGTGTTCGAGAAAGAAAAGGCTTAGGTGGTTATCAACCATGTAGCAAATCACCTAAGTTATCCAACCCACCACAAAACAAAGGAAACATTATGACTACTACTGTAATTGTTCAGGCGCATTGTGCCAGTGATAAAGAAGTTATCGTGACTATCGAAGGTCTTAACGACGGGGATGGTAATGACACTGTGAAAGTGTTGCAGGACGGCGAGACTTACCAAAACGTTGTTTTCGATGACCGGGTTATTTCCATCTGTGAACAGTACAAAGCTGATTAATTTAGTCGCCCCAGGTAAACTATCCCTGTAAGACCTGGGGCATTTTTCAAGCGTGTCGTGATACCTTTTCGATGTACTTTTCAACAGTACCTTTACCTAACTCAGTGTTGTAATACTTTTTCCAATACCGAGCACGACCTTCCACACTGTCTGGAATTTCTTCGGGAATTAACATCAGTTTCAACCGGGTCATTGCCAGAGCTAACAATGGGTCATACGCTAAATCTGCCAGCTGCAGTTTGTCCAAATCATACCCGAGCATATCTTTCAGGCGTTGTTTGTTTTTCGGCCTTGTGCGCTGCTGTACGTCGTCAAAACCAATCTGGTCGAACTGGGTCAGACCGACACCGAGTTTGTCAGGGTGTGCGTCAGGATATTCACCACTGTTCGTTTCAACAGCAGCAAATTCAATTAGCGCACGAGTGACGTTATACCCGCCGCCGAATACAGAAACAACCTTGCGGGAAAATACAGCAATATCCGATTTCATTTTTAATCCGTAGTTCATATATCAATCACCCCGTGCGCTAATGTTGACGCGGTGCCTATCACCATTGCGTCCTGAACATAAACATAACTATTAACAGTGCCGGTGCCGATAGCATTAAACACAAAACCGCTATCAGTTGTTACCGTTACCGTACCGTCACCGTTTACTTGGGTGACTTTGACAATCATCCTGGCTGGTAATAAAGCGTTGCGTAGCTCTTTAAGCATCGTTGCTACTCCATGTGCCTGACAAGATTTGCAGTTTGTGTAACATCAATATCACCGTCACTGTTTACACTGGCAGTAATACTCACACTATCACAAGTTGCTTTATACACCTCACCGAAATATGTAACACCAATCAGCATACCCTTAACCAAAGGTGGTAGATCATCCATGACCGGTAAAGACACTGTGACACGTTCTTTTTTACCGGTATCAACAATTTTTGCAGTACCAACTAATCTGGCTGCTGTATCAGTGACGATCAAAGAATTGCTAACGTCTGACGTAGGTATGTTTCCAGCTGTGCCTGTGCGCCTCACATGACGACTAACGCCTTGTTGTTCACCACGAACCCAGCACGAGTCACAAAGTTGATTTAGTTCGTCACGTGCACTGTATGTAATAATTACAGCATCGTGAATGTTAATATCGGAGACTTCGGTACCCATGTTCCAAGGTGTGACCGGCCAACGAGGAACCACATTAATTACTGATGTAAATTCATCCGGTATCAGGATGCAACCAACCATATCAGCAATTTCATTTACTGATTCTATAGGTGCTTTACCGGTGATGCTAAAAACACCTGCAGGTATGTTAAAATCCAGAAATCCAATAAGTTGAACAGACCAACCAGTACCTGTAAGTATATCGCCCATAATCCCCGCTAACGAACGATCTACGTTATTGCTATAGCTGACCAGCGATTTTAAGGGTGACGCTATCTGTGCTATTCTGCTGCGGCATGACGCTGAATATTGTGACCGCCCAAACGACTGTGATCGGGTAATTTCTTCAGGTAACAAATAAAAATCATAACCGTTAATTTCAACCAGTAACAGATTATTAATTGCGTTATCTGCATCACCTTTACTTGAAAAGTCAATACTACCACTTGCTGTGAACTGACCTCGACTATTTGATATCGAAACGGAATCAACAACAATCGGTGTGCCGTCCGACACTCGGGTAACAATTAACGTTGGTTGCATTAAATATGCCCTTCTTATCTGCGGTTCGATAGGTACTTTAAAATCAAAGTTTGGTAATTGACCACCACCATCCAACGAACCACCACCATCATCGTAGTAGCAAAATTCTTCAGATGGTGTAAATCTAATAATTGCTGGGTTAGTCGGTGTAACTAACAAATTACTAAATCGAATTGTGACTTTGCCGATTGCTGGTCTGTAATTCGTGCTACAAATCCAGCGTGGTTTATGTGGCCCATAGAATATATTGTATTCCACTTCATCTTGGTCACTACCACTTCGCCATATAACATTTAAATCGACATGCTTTGGGTGCAGTGATGATTCAAAATTAATTTTAGTTAGCGTTTCATGTTTTATTAACTTTGACTGCCAATAACAATCTATTCTGTTTTCCTTTTGTGGAGGTATTAACCAGCTTGTTTTTGTTTCAGTACAGTAAAGATTAGTAATATGCCATGCAGGGTGTATTAATTGTTCCACTAAAGATGTGTCGATATATGTCAAATTAAATACAGTGTCATGCCACCCCATAACTTGCCAAGGAATGTTTAGTTGATTCCCAACCTTAGCCAAACCTGTATAAGCAATTGATATATCATTTCCTCTACGAAATAACGACCAATTTAATAATATACCAACCTCATGATCTAAAGTATCGGAAAAATCAACACTTGTAACAATACCAATCTGACCCCAATCAAACGGGATGGTAGGTATTGGTTCAAACCGCAATGTGATCGGTATTGTTGTATTTTCAACAAGTGTAGAAAATCTTAACTCAATTGTCATGGATTTAGCACTACAGTTCTTGCATCAACGAGTTCAGCTTGAATCTTATCAGCACCGGCTAAGTTATACGATGGTTCGCCTAAGTCATCAAATATAAGCGCAAACAAATCAAACCCAACAGTGTATTGAAAAGGTACAATAAATCTCACTGTGTTTGAACCTGGTTTAAATCCGGCCCTTATTACATTCATACTTTTGCGGTCGAATACAGCATATCTTTCAGCAGCAGGGTCAATATCAACTTCAACAACTCCACGATGTACTGGGTTTGGGTATTGTTGTTCAAATATTACCAAATGGGTCATTCCACTGCTCCATATTAATAAACGCGCCAGCTGAAGTATAACCACCCTGTATAAAACTTCTTAATAACCAGTGTAAATTACCATTGATTGATTTAGTAAATGGCCAAGTAGTATTTTGATAACCTACTTTTAAACTATAACCATACCCAGGTAGTGTACCTCTAATAGTAGGTGATAACGTACTATCTCTGACGCTTACGTTTGACCTATCAACAGCTGTAGACGTAATGGCCATGTTTGTTATCCAAAAAAAAGCAGGCATTAATATTTCATTTGATGTAGGTTCTGATAAAACTACAGAGTTGGTAATACCACCAGTATTACCTGGGTAAAGTATATTCAGAGTATAATCCCTGGAACCGTTAAACCCATCAGCATCATAAATTTTAAAAGGTGTTCTAACCAATGAGTCGTTAGCTGCTCTCATGTAGTACAAAGAATCTTCAGAAGCAGATGAAGAAAATGTTGCATTCCAAAAAGATGAAAACGCTATGAAACGACCGGCATCAGATGGTATTGAAGAATAAAAATCACCGATGTAAGCAGCAGTACCAAAGTTAGACGGCCCTGTCATTTTTAAGGTTGGTGTACTTTGGTCGATGGTTAGATAAAAACCAATTGTGGTGCCTATGATAACCCAACGAGTCATATTAGTACCTAACCAAACAGATTGAACATTACCTTGACCAAAAAAAGTATTAATATCACTTACAGTTTGTGCATAAGTTAAACGCATTGGGGTGTTATTAGCATCGGCAGCTGTATTGCTATAAAGTTTTACATAACCACCAGAACCACCAACAGCAGGGTTATTTCTAAATATAACAGATTGTGTTGCCGGTTCATAAAACGGCATAGTCCAGCCTAGTGGTGATTTTGAACCATAGCCGGTAACTAAACACTTGTTAAGAATATCAATCAATTCCGACGGTTTACCGTTTGTTAATTGCGGTGCACCTGGGTCATCCCATCTATACACTGTTACAGCTTGGCTCATGCTTCGTTACCTCGGAAACTAATTAATGCTCGGTCTGTTGTGATCTGACTATGACCTGATTCAACAACTCGAACCAGCATAATTGGTCGTGATGCTGCAAATGTTTCAAACCGGATTGCTTCACCGGCTGACCAACCACCACCAAACGCCTCTTGCCGAATTATAAAATAAGGTTCACCAACAACATTGTTGATGGGTACAAAGTCATTTAGTGTGTCACCTGTGGCCACCTGACCAATATTTTTACCGACTAGCCGAAACGCTGTACCAGTAGTAAATATTATTACCCAATCCTCATTAATCGCACCAGCGTTACTAACCTCAATAGGGTAAGCTGCTGTATTTAAATTTGCTGTTGCAGCAGTACCATCAATGTCCCAATTATTACCCCAGCTTGTCATATCCCGAACAAGACCAACCACAGCTTGTAAATCACCTAAATTCTGAACACTAGCAACCGTTGACCCAGCAGGGTATGTACGGGTTAATTCAGACGCTAACAACAAAGAATCAGTGTTTACATTAGCAACTAAACCAAGTTCACCAATAGTATCAACCAGGGTAAATGGTGCAGTAAACCCAGGGAATGAACTGTTAATGGTTACTGTGCCTGCGTCAAGGTCAACAGTAAAATGAGTGTTACCAACTGTCCACAAACTTACATTATTTGCATCTGTGATATCAGCAAATCTTGCATTTGTTCTAATTGTTTTTACCTGTGCTGGTGCCGGTGACGCTACAACCTGAAACTGACTGTGTTGAATAGCAACAACACCCCATTTTTGAAATACACTAACTGTGCCGCCTGTTGGCATCCTCAAAGGGTCAAGACCAAATATGCTGGCTGGTGGTAACGTTTTATAAATATCAATTACGTCATAAACCAAGGTGCTCAAATCAACAGCTGATGAAAAAGTTAGACTAACTACACCGTTAACTATTGTACCTGTTATCCCTGTACCAGCTATATCCCCTAAATTATCAGAACTACCACTTAATAAGGTACCAACGAGATTAACAACACGTACGTTGAACGAATCTAATCGGGGGTTTGAAAACGGTAATGCAAAAGAAAAATTTGATTCACCGTTTAAAAAACTAACTAGTGATGTAAATTGGAATGCTGAAAACGATGCTGATGCTGCAATAAAATTACCAGTCGTATAATTGAAAGTACCAGCTAAAATGTATTCAAAAGTTGGTGCACCTAAATAAATATAGAATGCGTCATCTTCTTCATAACATGAAACCCTGGAACCGTTGTAAACAATACTGCTGTTAACTGTATTTTTAACAATTATCATGTCATCTGGTACAGGGTCAACATAACTATGGTTTAGATACGTGGTATTCGAAAGATAGGATAATGTGATTGGTGTACCGACAACAGGCGCATTAGTAAGCGTTACTGAAACAGTACCAGAACCAATAGTCATACCTGCATTAGAGTAAACAGCATTACCAGAACCAGTATTTACAGTGTACGTTACGATAGGTCGATAACTAATTTTAGCTGACCCAACAGCTAATAATGATGGGACGGTAAATAAGTAAGTTCTTGCAATTGTTGCTGTTAATATTGCTGACTTAGTAACTAATCGTGAGCCATCACCCGGCACCTGATTAGAATACGGGTATTGTACTGGTACAGTGGGTATTATTTGTTGTGTAGTAGAACCTACATCAAGTTCAATACTACCCAAAGTGGCACTAGTCTGTAACTCTTTAACACCATGATATGTTAACTGTGATACAGTGGTTGTTTTTCTAATTTTTGTGCACCCGGATTGAGAATTAATAGAAATAGATGGTCCTGGTGTAAGCGTTTCAATGGCTGGGCTAAATGTAACAACACCATTTACAGCTAATGATACTCCTGTAACTTGACAAATATGTTCTAACCTGGGGTAAGTAGCACTTTCGTTACCAGTATATTCCACAGTGATCGCAATAATATCACCAACAACTAAGTAAGTTGTTATGCTTGTTCCTGATTCATTTCTAGTTAGATACTTCGATGAAAAACTATCTTGAAATGGGACGAATTCAGGACCAGCACCGTTTATCAATGCACCAGGTTTAACAGCTGATTCAAGTATGTCAACCATTTCAGGCATACGAGTATTATCATTAAGGTCGCCTGCTTCAACAATCATTGTGGTAACTAATGGATCAACTGGTGGGCTGCTGATAAAAATATGACCACCGATCAACTTTTCCGTACCAAGTGTGTTTAATGCCGGATAGCATTTGACGATTTCAACAGCTGATTGCGCGTGGTCAATATCTGAAATTGGGTCAAATAAATCGTTTAATAAACCAGAGGTAACTTTGTTATTGGTGCGCTGGCCACCTGATTGGTCAGTATCGCCCAACAACTCAGGTTTAAAAATAACTAGGTCGCTTCGTATGATTGTCATTTTACACCGTCAGAAATTTAAGGGTTACATTTGTTAGCGTATCACAACCACCAACCACTGTGAATAAATCATCACCGGTAACAGCATCACCGGTGTTGTCCCAAATTACATCTAATTCGTCATCATTTATTTTCAATGTAAAGGGGCCAAGTGTTGTACTGTTGTGATTTTGTAATGCTTCAAAGTCTAGCCTAGTCATCCACCCAGTCAATGTACCAACGATCACAGGTAGACCGGCGACAACTGTGGTTTGTTGGACAATTAGCGCACCATTACTGGCGCGTTTACTATTGGCGAACACCTTGCGTTGTGTGTTTTTATTTAACCAGACCAGTTGTTGTATTTCTGGTTCGATTGTATCAATCATTTGATTGGACACCGTTAGCCCCCTACCTTAGACGCACGTTGAATATCTGATACTAATTTGCTAAGTGAGTTTTGGTCCATTTGTGCCTTATAACTGCTATTACCTACTTGCAACTGTAACACAACCTGCTGACCATTTCCGCTAGTGGTAGATTGTGCACTAGTGGTAGATTGTGCACTAGTGGTAGATTGTGCACTAGTGGTAGATTGTGTGTTTGGTGTAGTTGGTTTACCAAACTGTTGTTTATACTCTATGTCCTGGGCCTGTTTCAATTTAGTAATTGCTTCATCAATTTTACTAACCAGGGTGGCATCACCTGCTAATTTAGCCTTTTCCATTAATGCTAAATATTCATCAATCTCAGTTTTAAATTTACGTTTTATAATTGATTCCTCATTACCTAATGCTTTATCTAATCGGTCCTGTACACTTAGTAACGCATCATCAACAACACCGTTTAAGGCTTGTATTTCATCTTTTGCTTTTTGAATTGCAGCCAATAATGGATCTAGCTGTTGTTCAGAAAGGGTATACAACGAGTTATTTGCTTGGTAACTTATTTTTTCCAACTGAGCTAATGATAAGTTTCCTTGGTCAAGAGTATCGATCAATTTCCGATAAGATAAAGTCTGTCCGATAATTCTTTGTTCACGGGCAAAACCTTTATCAAACTCATTAGCTAGTGTTTTCCAGAACTGACCAGTAACACCGGCATTTTGCCAAATCTTTTCACCGAGTTCATCATACCGTTTAGTAAGTTCACTAATTGATTTATTACTTAAATCAAATTGTTGGTTAAGATAATTACTAGCTTCACCATACAAGCTAATTGCTGTTGTTGATTTAGTAACAGCCTCTGTGTGTATACCTTGTGTTGCACTAGCGCTAGACGTTGCACTATTATTTTCACGAACGATTTCAGTATTCTCACGAATGACACTATTAATTTCGTTCAGCGCCTGGGTCAATGATCTGGTGCGTTCTTCATATTCTGCCTTTGTCAATGAACCAGCTTCGAACTGGCGCTGCAATAACAACAATTCCTGTTGATATTGACGCTGCATAACGACCAGCTGGCCATAGTTGGCGTTCTCTATGGCGATTAGCTGACTCTGTTCCGTCCGTAAACCTTTTAACTTTTGTTCTTCAACAGCAAGTGCAGCTAAGGTTCTGGCACGGTCTGCAGCAATTTGATTACCAGCCTCTAAAGTTTCGTTGTACTCTGTAATCTTTTTTTCAGACTGTAAAATTTCGTCAGCAAATTTGGCCTGACCCAATGTGTTTGCAGTAACAGCTTTACCGAATGTGCCTACTGACTGTGTGGCAATTGTATAATTGTCACTTAACGCACCAATTGCTGCAGTAAAATCAGCCTCTGTAATAGCACCATCCTGGTACTGTTGGAATAATTCTTTACGGGCTGCAAGGTTTTCTTCAGTTGACGCAGTATTTGCTTTTACTGCTTCAACTTGTTCTGTTACAACAATGTTGTATTGTGACAAAGATGCAGATAACTCATTAATGGCCAATGCAGCAGCTTCATCAGTAACCTTACCGGCTTCGCGTAACGCTTTGACATTTGCAATTGATTCTTCAACTAGTGTTGCTTTTGCAAGATACTCAGTCATCGACACGTTGATACCGATCTGAGCATTTACCAGCTGTTCAATACTACCAATTTCATCCTGCTTGGCTTCAGCTGATTGGCGGGACGCTTCTGCACTTTGTAATTTTAACTGTGTTTCAATTTCCTGTTCACGGTTAGCCCGGACAAGGCTGGCAGTCAGTTGACGGTATAAACCATCCTCAGCGGCTGAATACTCATTTTTTGCAAGAATAGTTGTGATTGATGCGCGTTGTTCAGCAGATAAATTGGTAATAGCACCTTTATATTTTTCAGCAGCGTCTTTTAACCCTTCAAAAGCGATAGACGATTTGCCGGCCATCCGGTCTTGTGCGTCACTGATATCTTTTAAATCTTGATCAATGCTGTTCTTTGTTTCACGCATTAACTCTTTGTACCGGTTCAGACCAGTTTCATCAAAATTCAGGCCAAGTGTTTCATTACCAATTTTTTGCAATTCTAACGTTGCTACGATAGCGCCTTGCAACCCTAATACCATCAGATTCAGTGCACCTGTTACGGTATTAGCTGAAATCTTGATAGACCCCATTACGTTTTCAAGGGCACTAAAACCAGAGTCGTCTGAACTGAACGTGTTTAATAGATTATCAAGTACACCCAATGTTTCTGTTAACCCTGTAACAGCTTCAGGTAAAAGTTCCATTAAGCTAACAACTTCATCAGTTGTTTGGGCAATAACATCACCGACAGCGTTTATGGTTTTTTCGGTTTCGTCGCTGAATGCTTCACCGATGGATTTTTTAAGCACCCCGAATTTATTATCTAACCGACCTAATGCAGATTCCTGATTGGCATATGCTTTGGCTGCTTCCTTCATGTGGGCATTACCAGCAACCCACTGTTCATTACTGAGTTTTAACGCGGTTTCAAGCCTGTCAGTGCGACCAGCTAGGGTACCCAATACTGTGAGTGCTTCAGAACCTTCAATGCCCATCTGACGCAACACAGTTGACATCTGGCCACCTGATTCGTTGATATCATCAAGACCCTTTAAAAATGCCAACAGAATTTTTTCAGGTTCGGTACCAAATGAATCAACAATTTCTTGCCCAGTCATCTTAGTGATCAGCGCAAGGCGTTCCATATTTTCACCACCCGTTACGGTGGCTTCTTTAATCACACCAGCAAGGCGTTGAATGGCCGTCCGGCTACGTTCAGCAGGTTGACCTAATTCAGCAAGTGTTGCACCAACTGCAGCAGCAGCTTTTGACGACAATTCGATTTCACGAGTACCGGCAACAATCTCTTTAGTCATTTGTACTATGTCAGCTTCACTGGCTGCGAAATCGTTACCCAGTGCCACTACAGCAGACGAAATGTTTTGAATTGCAGGGATGCCCTCACCGGTCATGGTTAATATTCTGGCCAACAGTTGAACCGCTTGATCACCGGCCAAATCAGTTGAATTCTCTAACGCATCTGCAGCACTAACCAGGTTTAGCAAATCACCTGTTGATTTAGTACCCAGCTGGCCAGCAACTTCAGCATATTTAAGCAATTCGGTTGTTGCTGTTGGTGTGATGTTTTGTGCTAAATCGGATAGTGTTTCAGCAAGTCTTTCAGTCTGTTCCCTGGCAATACCTGTGGTTTTTTCAACCTTAGTGATCGCTGTCTCTAGCTGACCATATTCTGTCACACCGGCTGTAACTGCCTGCGCTGCTTTCTGTGCGCCTAATAACACAGTGTACGCTTGTGCAAGCCTACGGGTTGCTTGTGTCAGCAGGTCTGTGTTTTTGGCACCTGTTGAACGGCTAACTACATCGGCTTCGATAGCGCGTCTGGTAAGTTTCACTTGGGCTTCAGTCAACTGCAATGACCGGCGTAATTGGTTTTCTGAACGAATATACTGACCACTGGTGATCACACCATCAGCTTTTTCACGATTAAGCTTTTCAAGTGCTAATTCATATTCTTTGACAGACGCTTTTACCCGGTCAAGTTCAACAGCGGCCAACCGTTCAGCTTGTGCAGCTGCTGCTTGTTGTTCTGTTAATTTTTTCTGGCTTAACGCTTGGGCCTCTAACGACTTTTCGACTTTTTTGCGTTCATCAATTTCGGCACGTAACGAATTGCGAATTGTTTTAGTCTGAGCCTCACTTAATTCTAATGACTTGCGTAACCGTTCTTCTTCTCTGATATATTCGGATGTACTTAATATCGCGTCATCCACTTCGTTATTTAATTCACGTAGTGATTGTTCATATTGTTCCAGCGACTGGTTTAACTTGGCTTGGTTGGCAATTCTCGAAGCTTCAATTGCGGCAAGTTTTCTGGTTGAATCAACCAGCTTTTCTTGTTCGATTGCAGTTTGTGTAGCTGCTTGTTCAGACTGTTTTGCAACAGTAATAGCTTGTTTTTCAACATCAATACGTTGTCTTACAGCAACAATCTGTTTTTGATAATCACTGGTCAGCTTTGCAGCTTGTACGGAAGTATCTTGAATTTGTTGTTGTAATTTCTGTTGTGTACCATCTAAATCTTTGGTGTCAATACCAAATTGCTTTAGGCTGCGACTTAACCGGTTGTATTCGGTATCCTGGCTGCGTAAAACTTTACCCATATCGGATAATTCACGCTTAGCATTTTTAACGGCTAAAATTTCTTCGTCTGTTGCGTTTTTGTTTGCTTTAACAGCCTTAGATAGTTTTTCGTAGCTAATTTCAGCTAAATCAAATTCATTGCGTAACCGGGCACGTTCTTCAGTAGCTTGCCGGTATGAATTAATTGTTTCTTTACTAAGTTCAAGTTGTTCTAAATCCTTCTGAGCCTTACGACTGGCTGCACCCAGTTCACCAAGACCATCAACCGTTTCATCAAGTTCGGCAATTGCTAAGTTTTCCGCTTCAATTCGCAGCTTTACAATATCGGTATCTTTGGTGCTGGCCATGTGTCAAATTCCAAATAAAAAAAAGGGCATGCCTAAGCATACCCCTTAATTATTATGATTTACAGTTATGCGGTCATTTCCACACTGAAATATTGTGATTCACCAGCTGCTACAATGGTGTCATCTGCCAAAATCTCAAATGAGATTGGTAACGCCCCAAAATCTTCACTAATTAAATCTAACGCTTGGGTCGGACTGAACTTAATTTTGTGGCAGACAACACTTACAGCCTTACCATTATCAGCGTCATTGAACCCGTTAAAAATCAACCGGTATTCGAGTGATGATTGTGTAATCGCTTGAACACTGAACGTATCCACACTGGTATAAGTTACCTTGATATCAACACCAGCATTCAGTGTATCAGCGGTTGTGATTGCAGAACCTTCAGGGATAAACAAACCAGCGCGTTCAACTATGTAATCAACGTTGTTGACATACGTAACCAGCCCTGTTGCGGAATCTTTGACAGTAATTGTTTCATCAACGTCTGGAATACTATCAAGTTTTACAAACGCATCTTTAAATGCTTTTTGAACTTCATCTGTGATCGCTGTACCGGTGTTCGCAGTAACCAACGACCGCAACGCCGTTGCCAGTGTTTGCGGTTGGAATGAAAGTGCATTAATTGTTGCAGTTACGTCAGTGATCGCCGATTGTGATGCAATATTACCACCACCAGGGGTTTGAAAGTTTCGCTGTGTTTTTTTATCTTCACCAATAGCGAAGCTAAAACTATCAGCGTTACCGAATGCGTATGCTGGACCAAACACACCGGCGATAATTTGTTGAATATAAATTTTACCACCGCCGATAAAAGAACGGTTACGGGTTGCATTACTCATGGTCTGTTACCTCTGCTGGTTTTTCAATAAATTTATGCGCTAACCAGGTTGAAACATCAGCAGAGTCAATCTCAACCGACTTGCCTTTCATTCCTGTTTGATTAACGCCATTAATTCTGATTCTATCAACGGCAATTACAACCGTTACTTTTTTAACCTTGTCTTTCATCGGATGGCTCCACAATATAATAAATACAATCTTCAGGTATTGCCAGTAAATCAACACCAACAGGACCATGTAGAACTTTTGTACCAGATTTTTTGGCGAACACAACCTTGTCACCGGCACGTACCTGGCTTTGATTGCGCCTGGTTCCATCACGATGATAACTTTCAGGGTTCGGTGTCACTACGATACCCGTTACACTTTCTTCAACGTCTTTAGACGCCAAAACAATACCACCAACACTTGTACTTGGATTGGGGATTACTTGAACGATAACTTGATCGCCCAATGGTATAATCTTATTCATATAGTTCCTATTTTTTCCGTTACTTTGATAGTTGCCGTCACCCTTAGAATAGCATAAGGGTCGTTGTTTTCCGGCAATGAATAATCTACCTCAGTAATCATCAAATTACTATCAGTATTACAGATGGCACATTTAACATCAAACAGCAAATCATCAAGTTTTTCATTTACACTGTCAGGACAATCCGCGCTGACGGCACCAAAAATTTGCACGGTACGATTGCAGATTGAATCAAGTGACCCCTGCTGTTGTTTATTCACATCCTTAAAATATTGAACGGTCAACGCTGGGAAGTTTTTACCCCCTTTACCCTTTAATAAATCAGCTGCGTGGTGTACCAAAAAACCATTTAAGACTGTAGGGTCAGTTAAAAAACCAGCGTTGCGATTAATAGTTTTAAGCTTTTCGATAGTTAAATTTTGAGTACTAGCATAAAGTTTAGTCGTCATCTTAGTTTCAACCTGTTGAATTGTTCTATAAAATCTTCCAGTAAAAAGTCACTCGCAAGTGGACCTACATCATCCCTAACGCTGGTAAATAGTTGGTTAATGCTTCGACTGTGAAGAACATAAATACCGTTTGGTCTAGCTTTAGCTTTTGCTGCTAATCGGGCTAACTTTGAAGATTTACCAGATGTACGCTCACCATTACCAGCGGCACGCTCGAAGAATTCTAAGGCCACTTTGTTACGCATAGCAATACCAGTAGCCTGGGAGCCACGCAGACCGCTTATTTTGAATGCTCCGCGCAATTCTGTCAGACCACCACCACGATTGACGGCAACACGAATACCTTTAGCAGACTGACTAGTTTTATACCTGGTCAAAAGTGTGGCGCGTTCGTTGGCATAAATAACGACAGATAAGTTTGACGGTGACGCACGATTACCAACTTTGAAATGTTTTTTAACATATTCAGGTGATAGGTTCACAGCTTTGGTGATTTCGTCAACGGATTTATTGATTGCAAATGTAGCAGTTTTATTCAACGCTTGGGCAGCGGCACGATTAATAACTGCGGAGTTCGTTTTGATTTTACTTATTAATGATTGGGGTGCAGTAGCCTTATAAACAGCCATTATGTTTCCCTTACATCAACATACCACTTAATTTCGGTTTCAGTAGTAACATCACCAATACGCCATTCAACACCACCTTCGGCGGTTATGATATCACCGGGTTCAGGACGGCGAGGATGTTGGGATTTTAAAAAATTGGCTTCATTTCTGAAACCAACAATCATCTTAAATTCATCCGTGACTTTTTTATTTCTATTGATGATCACCATCACGTTGTCAATTGTGGTGTGATCATCGGGTCGCATAAATGAGCAAGGCACCCCCATCACTTCATTAGTGACAGAAAGTGCCTGTGCTAATTCTGCGAAAATGGACGGCATTAAGCAGCAGCCGTTCCGTTTAGACGTACCTGGCAAATACCAGACGAACCACCACCAGAGGAAAGGAACACACCGATAAAAGTGTTACCTGACGCGGTGGTAGTGATTTCAGTACCGGCAGCGTTTAAATAAGCCTTAGCACCAAACGCAGGGGTGTTAGCAGGTGTTTTGTTAGTAAAGTTCCAGATGCCTTTCGTGTGACCTTCAAATTCTTCACCAGCAGCTGCTGTAATAGCTGCAACAACTACTAACGCACCCAACAAATACAACTGACCAGCGATAACACCACCAGCTGGAGCAACACAGGTGATTGTATCACCCTTTTTAACAAAATTCTTAGCCATGATAAATATCCTCTACACACAGCGAAAACGGAAACCGGGGGCGAACCCCCAGCAAATTTAATTACGCACCGGCTGACTTAACAGCACCACGCTCGTCAACGTAACCAGCACCGAAGTCTTTACGCACCAGAATTTCCATACCATCAACGTTAGTTGAATTGTTGATTTCTGTGTACATGCCTTCTTCACCAGCCAGATAAGCGTATTCAAATGCGTCAATCATGTTAGTGAAACCATAAAACGCTGTGGGAGACACGACGGCTAAACGCGGTTCAACCCGGAAGTTGTATTTACCCTGGAACGTGTTGATATTCTCTACCTGGGTTGCCATGATAGAATTAATCAACAGTTTTTCAGCGTCTGTTTCAAGTTCTTCAGGGAATACAAAAGTGTTCCACATGATGTTCATGAAATTGCCGTCAAGAGTTTTCATCTTACGACCTTTTTGACGGATAGTGCTTAACGCTGCTTCACCCAGTACAGAACCAGCACCAGTGACCAGGTTGTTGTGGTCAGCATGGAAAAACGTTTTACCATCACGCATTTTAAAGTTTGCTGCAGCACTCAGACGGAAGTTGTAGTTCAACAACAGACCCCAAACCACATCAGACTCCAAACGTGAACCGGCCTGGCCGAATGAACGTGGCACGTTGGTTAAAGCACCCATATCGTCATTGATCAGCATCTTACGGCTGAAACCGATTAACCGGGCAAAGGTGTCAATTGCGAACGATTCTTTTGCTTCACTGATTGTGCCGCTTTGGTATTCACCGTTTTCACCCAGTGGTAGCAGTGAAGGTGCATCACCCATACGGTAAGTATGTTTTGCACGGAAATCGTTGACTGAGCCACGACGACCCAAACCTAAAAACGTCCGTGGTGTTTCTTCATAACCAGCGGCCAGAGATTTATTCATTACGTTTTCCAGAATCAGCGGGAAATCGCTGGTACTTTGGAAAGCACGTTTTGATAATTCCAGCGGGTTCATAAAACCTTGCTGACCCATCACATGACGGGCTAAATCCATCAAAGTGGCACCGTTAAACTTGCGGGTTTCTGCAGTTGCTTCAGCCATACCATTACGAGCCAGAATAGATGTCACAATCAAATTGCGCTCTTGTTCTTTATGGTCAGAACGGTTATCAGCAACTAACGGCACTTGTGGTGTCTGTGCAACTGAACGTTGTGACATGGCCTGCAACAGTTCTGCGTTGTACTGTTCCAGCGTCAGGCCACGGCTAAAGGCGTTGACGGCATGTTCAGAATCAAAACCAGCTGCACGAGCGTTGGTGGTGAACGTGGTGATTAAGCCACGATCAGACGCAACAGGGGCGACTGGTGCCACAACGACTGGTGCTGGTGCTGGTGCAGGTGCTGGGTCAGCAGCGCGGTTAATTACAGGTGCTGGGGCAGGATTACCACCACCAGCAGCGTCACCATCAACCTTTGCAGGGTCGCGGTACTTTAATAACATATTTCGGAATTTCATGGTGGTATCTTCCCCAGTGATGGTGATTTGTAACGGAAACAGACTTTCTGGCGCTGGTTTTTCGCACTCCATAGCTCTGATACCGTTGTTGGTTTCAAACGAAACTGGAACGATTGACAATTCGGTAGGTTCCCAATCGGTTGCCCGGTAAGTGTCTAACCCTTCCCCAGCGTTTAAAATCGCGTCATAGCGGTGAACGATGTATCCTAACGAACAATGTCGTAAAATACCATCAACCACCTTTTGAAAAACTACATCAGAATCAGCGTCAGATGCAAAACGTACAGTACCCACTAACTCACCGTTTTCAATTCGGTATTCTTCAGTAATACCATGAACATTACTGATACCACGGTAAGTGTCGTGGTTATCAATAACAGACAACCCTTTTTTTAGACGATCTTGGCGGATTGCTGTGGTGCTGACTTCTAAACTTTCCAGATAATAGCCGATGTCCCAATGAAAGCGCTGACCCTCTTGCCCTGTTGTAAAAACAAACTCAACAGTTCTGTTTTCAAGGTTAACAGTTTCAGGACGAACCATACCGTTAAGGCGTTGTGCGTCAATTGTGCTTGATGCTGTAATTTTACGTTCCATTTCAGCTACTCTTAATCATTTTATACAAGCCTACAATAACCGGTATTAAGATAATAAACAATGTTACAAGTTTAAACCAGTTATCTGACCAAAATTTAGAATGTTTTTCACTTGCACGACGTTCACCGGTTGATTCAAAATTATGTTTTTCTAAATCCCCAACACGTTCACCAAGTCTGCTGATTGATGTTTTATTTTCGCTATCTTTTGAAACAATCAATTCTCGCAAAATTTCAATGTGTTGTTCACTTGTTCTGGTCTGTAATATGAGCTTATTGATACTATCATTGACCTTTTCATTAGACCTGGTAAGCGCTGAAATAGCTTCATTCATATGTTTAACGTCCCCAATATGCTGAAGTCTTTCTTTTTCATAATGACGATCCCGGTCAACTAGCGCGGCGAGTGATTGATTAATTGTTGTCAATACAGCTGTTACATCAGGGTTATTCTGCATCTTCGTCACCCTCTTTTTTTGCCGGTGACGCGGCATTACTGCTGGCAGCGTCATCAACATTCAGCTGATTACCGGCCTTACTGAATTTTGACGGGTCAATATCAAACGGTAAATCACCAAACAATTGTTTATCTACCTTCCACTGTTCAATTACAGTTTCAAGGTTACCATCAGCGTCACCCATTGATTTAACTGCTGCAGATGGTGTGGTAAAACCAGCGCGTACCTTAGTGATCAGTGTGTCGAGTTCTTCTTTCGGTTGTACAACACCTCGTGGCGGATAAGTCCAACTGCAACTTAAAACATTTCGGGCGTTTACATTCGCTGACATCATATAAACAGCACTAAACCACCTGAAAATGGTGTCTAAACCCGGTTCTAACATATGCTTTTGGCAGTAGTCAAGTGTTTGAAAGAACTCAATTTTACTCATTCTACCAGACGCAAAGTTCATTTTACTATAATCACCGGTGACCTGGGTGTGAGCAAGACCGGCGCCTATGGCGATGTCAGAACGCACAATTTCCATAAACTGGGCACTACCTTGCGACGATGGAGGTGTTACCGTGGTGACCGTAGCACCTTGGTCAGTATAATGAACCATACCTGGTTCAATTTCTTCAATCTGACTGTTACTGTTACCAACACCAACAGCACTACTTGCACCGCTGATAATAATACCCAAACATGCAGCAATCTGGTCCTGCATCAATTTAGCGTCAATCAGGGTGTCATACTTGTTCAGCGTTGTGGCTGATTGCGTTAACCAGCTTACACCTAAATGCTGTCCCGAACGCTCTTTGCGGAAAAGGTGAATACATTCGATGTCTTTGCGTAAAAATATCGGCGGATTATTGGAGATTTGACCAGTAAGTCTATCAAGGTTTTTAATCCAATAACCGTATGGTCTACCTTCTAAATCAAATTCAATACCCGATAAAACGGTGTGTCCTTCAACCTTCGGTTTACTGACTGTGGCGTCAAGCATTGTTTGTTCAAACGTCTGCAGGCGTACCGGTGCTAATCCACGCTCTTTGCCACCTTTATCGTCAACATGCTTGCGGATAAGCACACCACCAGATTCAACGATTGTCGCAGCCCAAAGCCATTGCAGGCCGTAAAAACTATAATGCCCATCGAAGTCGGCAAAGGTAGACCAAGCCCAATCAGACAATGCCTGGTTAGCTTTTTTACGCACGTTTTTGTTTGTAGTGGCAACCTGGCCACGGATGCCCGAGCCAACCATATTACTTGCCCAAATGATTTTAATGCGGTGGGCAAGTGGGTTATTCCGACAAAGTTCCTGGGCAGTTGCTGCCAGTGCATTCGCTGCAACGGATACTTCTTCAGCTGCAGTGGTCTTAGATCGAAACCAGCCGCTATTACGACGACCACCCTGTGTGGCTGCATCATATTTGCGTACAACGAATTCAGCGGCCAGCCGATTACGCATACGACGTAAACCAGCTTCGGGTGATATGGTTAAAATAATTTTATCAAGAAAATTCATTATTAATAACCTTTGCTGATTGACACAAGACGGCTACCGCGTGGCACCGGGCCGGAACTTAATTCAGATTCCATCAACTGAATTGCCTGACGCATTTCTGACAAACTATTGTATTTGACCCATGAGTCACCTTCACGAATTTCGAGTATACCCCGAGCGTAGGCGTCTTTTAATTTCTGCACTTGTTCTGTGGTAAAATTAGCCATTTCGTTTTAACCAGCCTTTGCGTCGTAACGTTGGTGTTTTTTGCTTAGATTGAATCATAGTATCAACGTCAACCGGTTTAGAGTCAACTACCTGTTTTGTAGTACCGTATAAACGTTCACGAGCTTTCCAATCATCATCACTAAACCGGTCAATTTGTAGCATAGCAGCAGCAGCCCGGTTGTAAGCATGAGTATCTAAAAAGTGGTTATCTTTTCTAAGCTTTTCCCAATGAAAAGTAATAAATCCGCGTCTATCTTCCATTCTTACAAGCTGTTCAGCAGTAATTTGTTTGAAATATTCATCGTCATATTCAGGGAAATGACAGTATCCTGACGGGTATTTTTTACCGGCTGCGAGTTCTTCATCAGTCGGTTTCTTCATGTTTAACCAGGCATAAAATTCCTCTTTACAAACGCTGGAACCAACTGGCCACATCATCAGACCCCGGCTAATTCTCTTACCATCAACAGCAACATCAACCGGTGTTGGTGTACCAATAACAGTTTTTAAATTTTCGCTTTTCTCACCTTTGATGGCAACGAACCGGTCAGACATGAAGTTTCGGACGATATTATAAACGCGCTGGGTTCTGAAACCCGAGTCAATAACCGCCTTTTCAACAGGCATCATTACATCAATCTGATTGGGGAATTCACGACGAACAAGATTATGAATATAGTCTTGCATTTCGTCACTGTTAATATCACCCGCCTGATAACCTTTATCCAGGGACCAGTTTTCTTTATCACGACCCCACGCGATAAACTCCCAGTAAATACCTTTGGTCTGGACGTCGATGGCCAAAGTGATCATCAATCCGCCAGCCGGTACGGTGCCAATTTCATAACTGTCACGGCGTTCGTATAAGCGTTCCCAGTTTGGTTGTTCACCAAGTTCCCGCCATGTTCTAGCCAACCGGGTATTGTAAAAAGCTTTTAACAGGTTACTGTTGCCCAGCGCTTTAATGTATTCCAGTGCCAGCGTTTCAATTGGTGTAAATGGGCTGGCCAACGATGACATTTTAAAACCACGGTGCCACGTGATTTCTGGTCGTTTGTGTAACCAGTAGCCGTTACGGATTGAATTTAAACGGTCACCCTCAGACCACTTTTCACCACACCCACCGCCAGCAGTATCACAGATAATGTGTGCGAACTCATGTTGCAGTTCACCAGTTACAACGTCAGCAGGGATGATGACATCAGTGAACCAATCCAATTCCTTGGCGTGGCCACAGTGTGGGCAGACCTGTAAAAAGATGCCTTGGCTGGACGCCTGATATTCTTGTTCTACACGAGATAGACCCTGAACCGTAGGGCTGCAGGCAACTATCTTTTTGGCACGCTTACCATAGGTTGTAGCGCGACCCCAGGCAACAGCAATAGAGTCACCCTCACCACCTGTACCACCTTCACCAGCACCCACGTTTAACGGGTATTTATCCACTTCATCAAACATCAGGATACGGCAAGCCCTCATTGCCAAATCGTCAGGGTTACGCGCTGACACAATACTGATCTGACCGCCTGGATATTGCTTCTGTAAAATGGTGTTACCTTCACCCCGGCGATTCTCTGTGAAAATTTCTCGGGTAACAGGCGTGGCCTTGACCGACTTCATAAACCGTTCTTTGGACCAGGCTTCGGCAAGTTCTTTTTTCGGTGCCACATACATCAGTGGGGATGGTTCTTGGTGCATAAAAAACAAAGCAGTGTTGATCATCAGTTCTGTTTTCATGGCCTGGATGCAACACATTACAGTTACTTCCTGAACCTTTGGGTCAGATATAGCTAACATCGGTTCACGCGCTGGGGGCATCCTGTCTGTTTTCCATCGTCCAGGCTCTGCAGAATTGTCAGGTAAGTGACGGAATTCATCAGCCCACTGAACCAGGTCAAGCTTTGGTAATGCCCTCAGACAACTTTGTTTTGCCTTAGTGATCCGTACAGCAAGATATTGTTTAGCTTGTCTTGACGTCTGCAGAATGTTCAATCGTAGGTTTCCTGACAAGTGTGTTCATATGCTGACAACTTAGTTAAAATATCTTCAATGTCGGCGTTTAGGATTTCTGCAACTTTATCTTCAGACTGATGGGCAAGCAAACCATTTAACCGGTTTGGTTGTGATGTTAGTGACGCACGGACATCAATTAATGCGGCAGAAAATTCAACCATCAAATCATCAATGACGACTAATTGTTCACGTTTTACAGCAAGATCTAATTCAGCTGATAACGCTAAAGCAACTTCACGACGTCGTTTTGCTTCAGACGCTGACATGGTTTTTTCATCAACATCGGTAAGACCACCTTTGTCGATATGCCACTGTAAAATATCAGCGATAACAAACCGGTCATTCCATTGGCCATCAGCACCGACAACATACGGCATACCTTCATCACACCATTTACGCAAAGTGTAAGGTGTGACATTTAATATCTTAGCGGTTGTTGCCTGGTTTAATTGGTCGCTCATTTAATTTGGCCTTTGTCTGTTTCAGCATCATTAAAACCTTATCGTGACCGGTTATACAACCAGGGTCATCATCATCATCATCCCATCGTTTATTACAAAAACTGCAATGATAACAACGGTTAGCATAATCATGGAGTAAATCACGGTGTTCAATCTTCATAGTCGTCACCATCATTTTTAAAATTTTATGATTAGTGCAACCACAGTTGATTTTGACGGTAATCATTGTCAACCAAGGGGGGTAGCACCACCATTATGGTTCAAATGGATTACGGTTGCAACAGTGTTGATATATCACGAATTTTTT